ACGGGTATGAACGCCTAGCTATGACCATCCCGAGGAGGGACGACAGCATGACGCAGGACGAGGACTTCATCACGGTGGCCGGGGCAGCCCGGCTGGCTGGGGTGAGCGAGATCACCGTGCGCCGCTGGATGGACGACCCGAGCACCGGGGTCCGCAAGTACAAGGACGGTCGTGGCAGGGTGTGGGCCGACCGAAATGACATCATCCGGCACAACACGCCGGTGGCGGTACCCTACGCGAACCAGTAAGGCCGGGAGACAGGAGAGCACAGTGGCTGTCAAGGCCATCGAGACGCGTGCGTACGGGTGCCGGTTCCGGTCCCGGACGGAGGCCCGCTGGGCCACGCTGTTCAACCACATGAAGTGGGGCTGGGAGTACGAGCCGCAGGGCTTCAAGCTGCCCAGCGGAGGGTACCTGCCGGACTTCCGGCTGCGTATCCAGACCAGTCACGAGCCGTTCTGGTTCGAGGTCAAGCCCGGGAACAACAAGCGTGACGACCCCCGCTGGCCCGAGCTGGCCGTGGCGAGCGACATGGTGATGGTGGTCGCCCGGGGGATGCACCGCACCGGAGACAACTGCTCCACGGCTCACGGGGCCCTCGCGTACTCCCCCAGTGGGGCGACCGCGCTGATGGACCTGCTGTGGCAGAAGACCGTCCCGGCTGACGTCTGGGACGTCGCCAGCTCGGCCCGCTTCGAGTTCGGGGAGATCGGATGATCGCCAAAGTGCTGACCGTGACCGGTCGGCTGCCCGACGGGACCGAGGTGGGCCTCGCGGCCGCAGCCCCGACCGAGCTGTACAACGAGCTGCGCACCGGTTCCGAGGACGCCCTGAGCTACTGGCTGCGCCGGGAGCACCCCGAGGTCGGCGCCATCACCTCGGTATGGATGGACTACGACGTGCCGGAGCAGGGGGACGAGGATGACGACCACTGAAGATTCCCCGGCCGCCAAGGAGCTGTCGCAGGGCCATGCCGAAGAGCTGGCCCGATCGGTGATCAACGCTGAAGCGATTACGGCTCGTGGCTACGAGACCCTGTACGGCTCGGACGAGGACAAGGCGCGGCTCAAGGCCCTGCACATCCCCCGCTGGGCCATCCGCGAGGACATGGCCTACCCGGGCATCCTCATGCCGATGTACCGCGTCACCGGTGAGGAGATCGGTGCGCAGTGGAAGCCCGCCATCCCCCAGGAGGCCCCCGGGGGCAAGCTGGAGAAGTACGCCAGCCAGGCCGGGGTGCCCAACCGGCTCGACGTCCCGCCGGGGGTGGCCGACTCCGTCCGCGACCCCAGCGACCCGCTGTGGATCACCGAAGGGATCAAGAAGGGCGACTGCCTGGCGAGCCTCGGCAAGGCCGTGGTCACGCTCACCGGCGTGTTCAACTGGCGCTCCAAGCACGGCACCCTGGGCGACTGGGAGGACATCCCGCTCCGGGGCCGGTCCGTGGTGATCTGCTTCGACTCCGATGCGCGGTCCAACCGCAACGTCATGGCGGCGATGCAGAGGCTCGGCCGGTGGCTGGGGTCCAAGGGTGCTCAGGACGTGCGGTACCTGATCGTCCCGGAGCAGGTCGACCAGACGCCGGTCAAGGGGGTGGACGACTTCTTCGCCGCCGGGGGAACGATGGAGATCCTGGCCGGTGTGGCCATGACCGAGATCCCCAACGAGGCGCGGGACGCCACCTTCACCGACCGGGTGCTGGCCGACACGGTCTGCTCCGAGGAGCTGGACGGCCGCTTCCGCTGGGCCAGTGGGCTCGGCTGGATGCAGTGGACCGGCAAGGTGTGGAGGGAGGCCACTGAGGTCACCGTCACCGAGACCGTCAGCCGCTGGGCTCTGGAGCAGTTCCACCAGGCGGCGGACAATCACCTGCGGGGCAACGGCCGGGACGCTCAGGCACTCATGGACGGCTGGCGCGGGGTGCTCTCGTCCGGCCGGGTGGGGGCGATCCTCAAGTTCGTGAAGGGGACGCTGGAGTGCGACCCGGACGCCTTCGACCGCGACCCGGATCTGCTCAACTGCCCGAACGGGATCGTGGACCTGCGGACGGGTCAGCTCCAGCCGCCGGACCCCGACATGCTGATGACCAAGATCACCGGTGCGGACTTCGTCAAGGACGCCGGGCACCCCGACTGGGACAAGGCTCTGGAGGCCCTGCCCGAGGACGTCAGGGACTGGTACCAGCTCCGCGTCGGGCAGGCTCTCACCGGCCACATGACCCCGGACGATCTGGTGGTCATCTGCCAGGGTGGCGGGAGTAACGGCAAGAGCACCGTGTACGACGGGTCCGCTCTCGCCGCCGGTAAGTACCACGTCCAGATCAGCGACCGGATGATGCTCGGGGCCGCGAGCGACAACCACCCCACCGAGATCATGGACCTGCTGGGGGCGCGGTACGCCGTGCTGGAGGAGACGCCGGAGTCAAGGAGGCTCGACACCAACCGGCTGAAGAAGGTCGCCGGTACCCGCGAGGTCACCGGCCGCCGCATCCGTCAGGACCCGGTGACCTTCAGCGCGACGCACAGCCTCTTCATCAACTCCAACTACAAGCCGGTGGTGGACGAGACCGACCACGGCACCTGGAGGCGCCTGGCGCTGCTGCGGTGGCCCTTCACCTTCAGGAAGGCCCAGAAGGACTGCCGGGGGCCGGAGGACCGGGTCGGTGACCCCACGCTGAGGGAGCGGATCAAGACCAACCCTCAGGCTCTGGAGGCCGCGCTCGCGTGGGCTGCGGCCGGGGCGAGGCGCTGGTACGAGCTGGAGAAGATCATGCCGGAGATGCCCGACCGGGTGATCGCCGACACCCTCGAATGGCGCAAGGATGCCGACCTGATCCTGTCCTTCGTCGGGGAGGAGATCGAGTTCGATCTCGATGCGTACGTGGCCGGTACGGAGCTGCGCTCGGTGTTCAACAGGTGGGTCCGGGACAAGGGTCAGAAGGAGTGGGGGGACAAGACTTTCAACGCCCGTTTCGGGGGCCACGACGAGGTCTCCCAGCACGGTGTGCAGTACCGCGTCGTGAAGGTTTCCAGCGGGCTGTCGACGCGGAAGCCGGATCCCCCCTCCGCATCGACCGTCAGGGCGTGGGTCGGTCTCAAATTCCGAGACGAAAATGGAGGATCGGGCGAAACGGACATTTCGGTAAACGACCCGTTCACAGGCCCGGGAACAAGATCGGTTACGGCAGTTACACTTCCAGACATAACCATTCCTGTACACCCCCGCGCGAGCGTTAATGCTGGAAGTGTAACTCCTGTAACCGATCATGAAACCGGAGCCGTAACGATCAAGGAATCTGAAATCCAGGAGACCGGGGAAACCATGATCGAAAACCCGTTCGCGGATCTTTCCGTGGACCCCTTCGCGGACCCCGAGGAGGAGCCCCCCGCACCCCCCGTCATCGACACCTCCGGACCGCTGGGATTCGACCTGGAGACTGCCGACGCGAAGGCCGCGTTCACGTACGGCCCGGGCTTCGTCCGGCTGCCGGGAGTGATCGACCAGCACGGCACGATCCGCACCGGCGTGGACCCCGCCGAACTGGTCGAGATGATCAACGAGGCGCCGGAGGTCTACGGCCACAACATCCTCGGTTTCGACGGCCCGGTGCTCGCGCACTGGCATGGGCTCGACTGGGAGGCGTTCACCGCCAAGGCTGTCGACACCGAGCCGCTCAGCCGTCAGGCCCACCCGCCGCACAGCCGCACCCACGGCTCGACCGACGAGTACGACCTCGATCACGTCGCGCTGCGCTACGGCCTGGTGGGCAAGATCACCGGGGAGGACGGCCTCCCGGCCCTCAAGCGCAAGTTCGGCGGGTACGACAAGATCCCTCTCGACAACCCGAAGTACAACGCCTACCTCGCGGGCGACCTGCGGGCCACCAAGGCGGTGCGGGAGATCCTCCCCAGCGACGCGTACACCGCCCGGGAGCACGTGGTCCTGAAGCACATGGGACAGATGACCCTGAACGGGTTCAAAGTGGACGTCGCGCTCAACGAGCAGCGGATCCGGGAGGGGGAGGAGCGCAAGCAAGCCGCCCTCACGGCCCTCAGCGCCACCTACGGGCTCCCGCTGGGCCGCTCGGTACCCAGGGGGCGCGGGAAGGCGCGAGCGGCCGTCTGGGAGCCGCACAAGAGCCCGCTGGCCACCACGGAGGGCAACGCCTGGCTCCTCGACCTCTGGAAGCAGTTCGGGGTCCGGTACCCGCCGCGCACCAAGGAGGGCCACCTGAGCATGGCGGCCGACGCCCTGGAGACCGTGGCCCGGCACCCCCGCTGCGCGCCGGAGCTGAAGCAGGCTCTGGAGCTGATGGCCATCGTCACCAAGACCCGCACCGTCTACCAGACGGCGGCCACGTACCTCACCCCTGAGGGACGCGTCCACCCCAAGGTGAGCATGCGCCAGGCATCCGGCCGGGGCTCCGTCACCGAGCCCGGGATGACCGTCTACGGCAAGCGCGACGGCAAGCACATCGAGCGGGACATCTTCATCGCGGACGACGGCCACGTGATCATCACCTGCGACCTGAGCCAGGTCGACATGAGGGCGGTCGCGGGCCACTGCCAGGACCCGCTCTACATGGCGATGTTCGAGATCGGCAAGGACATGCACGCCGAGATCGCCGCGATGATGAACGTCACCCGCGACGGCGTCAAGCCGCTGAACCACGGCTACAACTACGGCATGGGCGCCCGCTCCATGATCGAGAAGGAGGGCCACGACCCGGGTCTGGTGCACGCCTTCTTCCAGGCGATGAGCCAGTTCACCGTCAAGGACACCTGGACCGGGAAGATCAGGGAGCAGGCGGAGGACGGCGGCCTGCTGGACAACGGCTTCGGCCGCCTGATGAGGTGCGACCCGAAGGCCGCCTACACCGTGGCGCCCGCGCTCATGGGCCAGGGCACGGCGCGCGACATCACCTGTCAGGTGCTGCTCCGGCTGCTGGACCGGCACCCCAACTACGCTCAGTATCTTAGGACTTGGGTCCACGACGAGTTTGTGTTCTCCGTCCCCGAGGACCAGGCCGAGCAGATCGGCAACGACATCAAGGAGGCGTTCACGTGGGAGTGGAAGGGCGTCCCGATCCTGTGCGAGCTGAGCAAGACGGGCCACAGCTGGGGAGAGTGCAGCGCCAAGTGAAGCACTACGAGGCAGAGGTCAGCGTCAAGATCAGCGGTCTGCCGGACCAGTACGTGGCCGACCGGCTGGTCACCTCGATCCAGGAGCTGATCACATCGCTGTACAGCGAGAGCGGCGACCTGGTACTGGGGATGTTCGTCAACGAGTACGACCCCGAGGAGGGACCGTGACCATCAACGAGCCGTTCCCCACCCGGCCGTGGACTGCGGCCGACTGGCGGTGGACGGACGACGAGCCCCAGCTCCAGCCGGAGCCCGGGGAGACGTTCGGCGAGGCACTGACCCGGATGTCTGCACCCCGCGCCCGTATCGAGCCGCTGAGCCCCGCTGCGAGGGAGATGATCAGGCAGCACCAGGAGACTGAGATGACCCCGGCCGAGGCCCGGGAGTGCCTGGGGCTCCCCGACGACAACCAGGCCACCGGGCTGTGGCCCGCCATCCGGGACTTCCACCCGTTCGCCGAATCGCAGGAGGCCGCGAGGCAGGTTCTCCAGCAGTACGAAGACCTGATGCGCTACACGTACCGGGGCTCGGGGGCGTTCTCGGACGGAGAGCCCGAGACGGCCGGACCCGGGGCGACCAGCCGGTATGCCGGTTACACGTACGACTGCGGAGACGTGCCCGGGTACCGGCCTGACGGGGAACCCAGCGGGGATGCCATGACCCGCTCCGGCGAGGACACAGGGAGCGTCTGGTGAGCATCGTGCAGGTCTCCACGGCGCTCCGCTGCGACGCGTACGAGGCTGCCCCCGGGTGCCTGATCATGAGCAGGCCGGTGTACGTGAGCACCGGCCCGTCCCTCGTGACCGACGGCTGGCACCAGGCCGAGGGATACCCGGTCAGGCACATCTGCCCGTGCTGCTGGGAGAGGGGCGAAAGGTGACCTGCCACAAGACCCGGGGCTGGACCGAGCGCAAGGACGCCCGGGAGGAGCTGCTCAAGCAGTGGGCGTCCGGCCGGTACACCCTCAAAGGCACACACTGGTGCCAGGAGCACAAGGCGTACCACCTGACGAGCAAGCCCACCACCACCGGCAACAACTACAGCTACCGGGACTGAGGACCGCATGACGACAGCCGTGTACGTGACCACCGAGGAGATCGACCTCGACGCCCTCACGCCCTTCCCGGGCAACGCCTGGCAGGGCGACCCGGAGAAGATCGCGGAGAGCATCCGGGCCAACGGCCAGTACCGCTCCATGGTCGTCCGGCGCACCGGCGAGGGCGACGTCGTGCTCGCGGGCAACCACACCCGCCTCGCCCTGAAGCACCTGGGGCGCAGCTCCGGCCGGTGCGAGGTGATCGTGTGCGACGCCGATACCGCCGTACGCATCAACCTCGCGGACAACAAGATCCCCACGTACGGCAGCTACGACGACAACGCCCTGCTGGAGCTGCTCAAGGTCGTGGCCGACGATATGACCGGCACCGGCTACGATCCCGACGAGCTGGACGACCTCCTGGCCGCCCTCACCCCGGACGTCACCGTGCTGCCGGAGGTGGGGCCCACGGACGCCCGCTACGCCGAGAGCGACGAGGAGGAGCAGGCGCGGCGCGACCGGGTCGAGGCATACGAGCCGCGCCACGGCGGGGGCGACGGGGACGGAGCGATGACCGAGCTGATCCTCGTCATGACCGTGGCCGACCGCACCGAGGCAGCCGAACTGATCAAGACGGTGCGCGAGCGCGACGGCGACCTGACCGCCGGGCAGATCGTGCTCTACGCCCTGCGGGTGCACGCGGCCGACGACGGGCCGGAAGAGGGCGACGAGGATGCCTGAGCACCACGACCTCACCGGCGTACGCCTGACCGTGTGGTCGGGCCCTCAGGACGGCGCTGAGGTCCCCGTAGGGGGCATTGTGTCCGTCAAGCTGGACCCCCGAGGAGAGGACATGGCCATGCGTGATCCCGAGACCGCGAGACTGCTCCGGGCGGTGAGCGTGGCCGTGGCCGATGCACGGGAGGGCGGCTGCGCCGCTCGTGCCTGCATCTGGGACGCGACGGTCGCCGCTGTCGACGGGGAGTACCGCGAGCACGCCTCCCCCGAGGCACGGCGCACCGCAGACGGCGCATGCCGCGCCGTGGATCCGCCGACCGTCAAGGCCGGGCCCCGGCCGCCGGACCCTCCCCGCCTCGCCCGCTGGCTGCTGCGCCTGGGCAACGCGCTCGCGTCCAGGAAGGCCCGGCATGGAGCTTGAGCGGGGCATGGACTTCCGCCTGCCGGAGTACCGGCGCGAGGTGTTCATCAGGTTCTTCCTGTGGACGTGCAGGCGGCGCAGCCACCCCGGCGCGGTGTACTACCTGATGCCCTGGCTGCGGGAGCACTACGGCTGGACGGCTGAGGAGGCCCTGTGGTTCGCGTTCCTCAACGGCAACACCCAGCACCCGGTGACCTCCCTCCTGCTGATGGACCGGTGCAATGACCCGAACGACGACGCCACCGTGGAGAGGATGCTGCACTTCTACCGGCGGCAGTACCCGTGGCTGGCGTTCGACACCGACCGCCGCCACTGGAAGAAGAGCCTGCCCCAGGCCGTGGACAGCTACCGTGCCGCGCTGAAGCCCTACGGCGGAAGCCAGGCGGACATGTGGCAGGCTGCCGCCTCCGGAGGGTTCGCCGGAGTGTGGGACCAGGCCACCGCCCTGTACGGCTTCGGCCGTCTGAGCGCCTTCAGCTACGCCGAGTACCTGTGGCTGGCCGGGGTGCCGTTCACCTGTGACGACCTGATGCTCGGGGACAAGGACGGCTCCCGCTCCCACCGCAACGGGCTGTGCATCGCCACCGGACAGGACGGCCTCGTCTGGGACCGGGCCCTCGGGACGTACGACGGCCGCTACCCGCCGAAGACCATCGCCACCCTGACCCGGGTGGCCGCGAGCATCCTTGAGGAGGCTCAGGACCGCGCCGGGGCGGCCTGGCGGGGGGACGTCAACAACTTCACCCTGGAGTCCGCCCTGTGCACGTACAAGGGCTGGCACAAGCCCAACCGCCGGTACCCCGGCGTCTACAACGACATGCTCTACACCCGGCTCAAGCGGTACGAGGAGACGTGGCCCGGCGGGGGGCAGCAGTGGACGGCCCCCTTCTGGCAGGCGCGCCACGACAGCCTCCCCGCGTGGATGCGGCTGGAGGACAGCCCGTACGACCCCGGCTGCGTCCCGGTGAAGCAGAACTGGTACCGCACCACCGGGGAGATCCCCGTCATGGGCCACGACGATCCGGTCTTCTGGTCGGGCTTCGACTCGGGGGTCGGGCGGGGCGAGTTCGGCCTGAGGAAAGATCTCCAACGGGACAGGATGGTGCTGCGGTGACCACCGGCACGATCTTCCCCGACCTCGCCCCGGCCGACGTCCACTGGGGTGACCAGACCGACAAGCTCACCCCGGTCGACACCGGCGAGAGCGGCCTGATGTACAAGCGTGAAGATTTCTTCGCCCCGCTGGGGTACGGCGGCATCAACGGCTCCAAGCTGCGCCAGCTCATCTACCTCATGGAGCCGATGCGTGGCGGCACCGCCGTGACCGCCTGCTCCGTGCTGTCCCCGCAGAGCAGCATGACCGCTCTGGTCGGCCGTCACTTCGGGGTCGGGGTCACGGTCATCCTGGGGGCGACGCGGTACGAGAGTGCCGTCAAGCACGAGAACGTGAAGATCGCCGTGGCTGCCGGAGCCGAGCTGAAGTTCGTCAAGGTGGCCTACAACCCGGCGCTCCAGAGGGCTGTGAAGCTCCACCAGGCGGAGCACGGGAGCTACGTGGTGCCCTACGGCATCACCACCCCGCCCGAGGCCGGACCGCGCCAGGTCGCGAGCTTCCACCTGCTCGCGTCGCGTCAGGTCGTCAACATCCCCGCCCAGACCCGCACTCTGGTGATCCCCTTCGGCTCTGCCAACTCGGCCACCGGTGTGCTCACCGGGCTGGCCCGCTACGGCCCCGGAGCCATCAGCCGGGTGGTGCTCATCGGCATCGGGCCCAACCGGCTGCCCTGGCTGTGGAAGCGGCTGGAGGTGATCGAGCGGGGACTCGGGCTCGACATCCGCAGCCTGTTCACGGTGCGCAGCCACTTCCAGGGGGCGCAGTCCTCCGCCGACGTACAGGACACCGCCGGGCCCGTGCTGCTGGAGCACTACGACCTGCACGGCACGGGGTACGTCAGATACGCCGACCGGCGCCTCTGGAGGCAGGACGGCATCGACTTCCACCCCACGTACGAGGGCAAGGTCATGCACTGGCTCGCCGACGTCCGCCCCCACTGGCACAAGCCCGCCGACGGTACCGAACTGTTCTGGATCGTCGGTTCCGAGCCCCACCTGTCCGCGATGAAGGAGCTGCTGTGAACCTGCTGTACATCGTCGGACCTCCCGGCGTCGGGAAGAGCACCCTGATGACCGCGCTCACCGCACGCTGCGAACGCCGGGCACGGGTGAGCCCCTTCGCCCATTGCCACCTGCTGCGTCGCGACCCGACCGGCCTGCTCTCCTCCGACCCGGTGGCGGTCGAGCTGGGCAAGCACCGCGACTCCTTCAGCGGCACGGACGCCCTGAGCATGAGCGTCCAGCCGAAGGCCATGGAGTGGATCTGCTCCAAGCCCTCGCCTCTCGTGCTCGGTGAGGGGGCCCGGCTCGGCACGGTCGGCTTCCTCATGGCCGCACGCAGCGCCGGGTACCGGGTGACGCTCGTGCACCTGGAGGCCGACCAGCGCACCCTCGCTGAGCGACGGAGGGCCCGGGGCAGCCTCCAGAACGAGCAGTGGATGCGGGGTGCGGAGACCCGGGCGGCCCGGCTGGCTGAGAGGATGAGCATGGATGCCGACGTTCACGTCATCCGTGCCGACCGGCCGCCCAACCGGATGGCCGACTTCATCATCGGCCTGGACCCTGAGCTGGAGGTGCTGCGGTGATCGATCTGCGTCTGCGCTCGCGGGTGTCCGCCGACGAGCTGGCCACCAAGGCCGGGAAGATCCTCGGGCCCCAGGACTACAACCTGCTGCTGACTGGCCCGGCTCGTATCCGCATGCCCGACAACCGGCCGCTGGCGGTGTACCTGCCGGGTGTGCTCACCGGCTACCTGGACGAGCCCGGTGTCTACGACATCCTCCATTCGCTGCGCAGCAGCCGGACCAACAACCGTGGCCTGGCCAGTGGCAGTAAGAGGTTCCAGACCCGCCATGGCGCAGCACAGGGCAGTGAGGACGGGCGCCGGGGCACCGGCCGCACCTACAGCCGTCAGGTGCCGTCGATGATCGCGGGTGCCGTGGACCCCCAGGGACAGAAGCAGCACTGCCGTCTGACCGCCTGGACCGGCACCCACATGCCGCAGTGGCAGGCTCTCCAGCCTCTGTTCCGGGCCGTGGCCGTGAACCAGAAGCTCTACGTGCCGGAGCGCGCCGCCGCGCAGCAGGAGCAGGCCGACAAGACCGACCCGGCGTGGGTGGTGCCCGGCACTCCGTTCAGCACGATCACGGTCAACAACACCTACCCCACCGGCGTCCACACCGACAAGGGTGATCTCGACGCGGGCTTCAGCACCATCGCGGTGCTGCGCCGGGGGCCGTACGTAGGCGGTCACCTCGTCTTCCCGGAGTACCGGGTGGCCGTCGACCTGCACCATGGCGACCTGATCCTCATGGATGCGCACCAGTGGCACGGCAACACGGCCCTGGTCTGTGCGTGCGGCCGGGAGCCCAACGGGAGCTGCGAGGAGTGCGGTGCTGAGAGGATCAGCATCGTGTCGTACTTCCGCACAAAGATCACCGAGTGCGGCACTCCCGATCAGGAGCTGCGTAAGGCCACCGGCGTTCGCTGAGATCGTTAGTCCGAAAGGGAACGTTAGACCATGACCAACTCGCCTGAGGAGATGCACCGCGTCGAGGAGCGGCGGAAGAAGGCGGTCGCGCTGCGCCTGGCAGGCGTGGACCTGGAGACCATCTTTCAGCAGCTCAAGGGCATGGGGTACAGCTCGGCCGACCACGTCAGCATGGACCTGAAGCGTGCTCGTGAGCGCAGCCGGGCGCAGCTCGACTACTCCGTGGAGCAGCTGCGCGAGCTACAGCTCGACCGCCTTGAGCGCCTCCTCGCCGCCGCCTGGCCCAAGGCCGTGGGGGGCAACACCGCGAGCATCGACTCCGCTGCCCGGCTCATCGCCCAGATCGCCAAGCTGAAGGGTCTGGAGGCCCCGACCCAGGTCGAGCTGACCCACCGCATCGAGATGGAGTCCACCGCCGTGGCGGAGGCCGTACTTGCGGCCATCGAGATACTGGGACTCGGACCGGAGATGCGCATGCGGGCTATGGAGGCCGCGCAAGGCCGACTGCTGGCCATCGCCGCTTCTCCCGAGGAGGCACAGACGTGATCAAGGCACTCGCTACAGCGGCCGTCGGCGCGGCACTCGTACTGGGTACGGCGGGCACGGCCGCCGCCGGTCCGGCCGACCTGGACTGCTCCGACTTCTCCCACCCCGTGGTGATCAGCCAGGGGTACGACCCAGCCCATCTCGATGCTGACGGAGACGGAGTGGGCTGCGAGGGCCTGCCCGGCCCGGCCACCACCACCGACCTGTACGCCGACCTGCGCGACCCGTCGGCCACTCCGTCCCTGGCGTCCACCGGCTTCAACGATGCCGTCCGCCGCCATCCTCTCCGCATCATGGGTGCCGGGATCGTCCTGGTGTCCGCTGGTGGAGTCCTGGTGTTCGTCACCCGCCGTAAGGAGCACTGATCATGCTGAGGCTCGTCGCAGCTATCGTCGTCGCCCTGCTCATCGTCTACGTGATCGTCTCGGTGCTGTGAGGCGTCGCAGCCTGCGCTGCTGGCTCGGCCTGCACGACGACGGCACGGACGTCCTCGGGGGGTTCAGCCAGCGGTGCTACCGGTGCGGCCGGTCCGTCAGCTCGTGGTTCGGCCGTGGGTAGGCACTCCGGGCTCCGGCGCGGCAGGCGTACACTGCGCCGCCTGGTAGCCGACCTGGAGTGGTCGGAGGCCGACCGGGCCCGCCTGGCGGACGAGGTAGCCGAGCTGCGACGCCAGCTCAAGTCCGCCCAGGCGGAGCTGCGTTCCGAGGAGCGGACCCAGGCCGTGCCGATCATCCTGCCGGGAGGTCACCGCCTCATCACCTCCATCACCCGTTCACCGGCCCGTCACCCGGCGTGGGCCCTGTCCGACTAGGCATCTTCGGCTTTCTGTAACACCCCCGCTACGATCACCCAGGTCCAAAGCAGCAACGGGGGACATACCAGGGAGCTATCCGTGGGACGTCACAGTAAGCCGAGGCAGGCCCGAGCAGCAGCCTCACGCCGGTCTCTGGGGGCCGTAGCAGTCGTGGGGGCCGCCGGTACCGGCGTGAGTCTGCTGGGCTCTCAGACGGCCGCTGAGGCCGCCAGCGTGTCCACGTGGGATAAGGTCGCCGCGTGCGAGAGCGGAGGACGCTGGCACATCAACACCGGCAACGGGTACTACGGAGGACTCCAGTTCACCGCGTCCACCTGGCGCGCATACGGCGGTGGTTCCTACGCCTCACGTGCTGACCGGGCCACCAAGGCGCAGCAGATCCGCGTGGCGGAGAGGGTGCTCAAGGGCCAGGGCCCGGGCGCCTGGCCGGTGTGCAGCCTCAAGGCGGGGCTCACCCGTGGCGGACCGGCCCCCAGCCTGAACGTGACCGCGAAGGCGAAGGTCGCCGTCAAGCCGACCGGGTCGGCGCTCGCGGCCGTGGCCTACGCCCGGTCCAAGGTCGGCGCCCACTACGTGTGGGGGGCCTCCGGCCCCAACGTGTTCGACTGCTCGGGGCTCACCTCGGCCGCCTGGCGCAGCGCCGGTACCTCCATCCCCCGCACCGCCAACGCGCAGTGGCACGGCCTGCCCCGCGTCTCCCTGTCCTCGCTGCGCCCGGGTGACCTCGTCGCCTTCGGCTACAGCAGCGGCTACGCCAACCACATCGGCATCTACGCCGGGGCGGGGCTCCTCATCGACACAGCGACCAAGTACGGCGGGGGCGTCGGTATCGGCGAGCTGAGCGCCCGTGCCGGTGGCGGCAGCTGGCACGTGCTCGGGGCGGTCCGCCCCCGGGGCAAGGCGGTCTCCGTCCCCAAGGCGGTCACCAAGAGCGTGAAGGCCGAGGAGGCGCCGGGCGGCGCCTCCTATGCGGTGGTGGCCGGAGACTGGCTGTCCAAGATCGCTGAGCGCTACGGGATCAAGGGCGGGTGGAAGCACCTGTATGACCTCAACCGCGACGTGGTGGGCGACAACCCCGACCTGATCTTCCCCGGGCAGCGGCTGCGGCTGAAGTAGCTCAGAGCCCACCGCCGCACGGAGATCATCGGGAGCAGCCGTCAGGTGCCCTACTCTGTGCGGCGGGCGGGAGAAGGCTCTCGAAATCGCGGCTGCGCAACCGCTCCCCGCTTTGCCCCGCTGCTGCTTCGTCCGGCGACACCCGGCTTCCGCAGGCGGTATGACCCCAGCGTAGGTATACGGCGCACCGGCTGTCCATACGGTTACGGTGAGCAGTTATCGGGTGAGTTACTACTACGTAGGGTAGGAAACTCCCGAGGCTGCCGTCTAAGAGCCGAACTCCGACCCGGCGGCACACGGGTAGAGCCCACCCTCTGTTCGGCATTCCGCCTGGTCAGCGCCATGATCGGTACTCCCCGGTAGGCAGGCGTCCGCTCCGGCCGTATGGCTATACGGTGGCGTCGCCTACTCTTAACCCGAGCCGATCAAAGGAAGACCCCATGCAGCAGGGCGATGAGCCGTACGACTTCCACATCCCGGTGTCCGAGCTGACCGGCGGGGAGTCGATCCTCACGTCGGTGGCCAGCACTCCGCCCGACCCCCGCCGGGTGGAGCTGGACGGCAACCGAGTGGAGATCGTCGGCTACACGGCCGACGAGGTCGTCAAGATCATCGGCGGTCTGGGACAGGCGTCGAGCGACGCAGTGAGGTACACCCCGTGAGCAAGATAGTGATCACCATTGAGGGCGACGAGCTGGAGATCGGCGAGGCCACCGATCTCCTGGTCCGCCTCGCCGAGGATCTGGCAAGCCAGGGATTCGCGTCCTCCGGGTACGAGGTCGGCCCCGAGCAGGACACCCTCGCCCTCGTCGGTCGGAGCATGCAGTGATCAACAGAGTCCTGCTCACGGGAGCATCCGGCTTCGTCGGGGCGCACGTGCTGCGCCACCTGCTTACCCACACCGACTGGCATATCGTCTGCCCGGTAACCTTCACCCACCACGGCCTGCCCGGCCGTATCGCGTCGTCCATCTGCGACGACGCGGAGTGGATCAATCGGGTGGACGTCGTCCACTGGGACCTGCGCTCCCCGGCGGACTCCGTCACCGTCGGCCGCATCGGCGCCATCGACTACGTGCTCAACGTGGCGAGCGAGAGCCACGTGGACCGGTCCATCGAGCACCCGGCCGACTTCATCTCCAACAACGTCTCCCTCATGCTCAACGTGCTGGAGATGGCCGTACAGCTCCAGCCCAAGGTCTTCCTCCAGATGAGCACGGACGAGGTCTACGGCCCGGCTCCCGAGGGCTACGACTCCCGCGAGTGGGACGTCATCGCCCCGTCCAATCCGTACAGCGCGAGCAAGGCGGCGCAAGAAGCCATCGCCTTCAGCTACTGGCGGACGTACGGCGTGCCGGTCGTCATCACCAACACGATGAACATCGTCGGGGAGATGCAGGACCGCGAGAAGTTCATCCCGATGATCATCGGCAAGGTGCTGTCCGGCAACCCCATCACCGTGCACACCGACTCCACCGGCAAGCCGGGCAGCCGCTTCTACCTGCACGCCCGCAACCTCGCCGACGCGTGGCTCTGGCTGCTGCACGAGCGTGGCCACAGCTGGGACCTCCAGGAGTATGCCGACGGGTCCGCCCGGCCGAGCCGCTACAACATCGTCGGGGAGCGGGAGGTCGACAACATCGAGATGGTGCGGCTGGTGGCCAATGCCGTCTGGGACGCGAAGGGCATGCCCCGCACCGACCCAATGATCAACCGGGTGGACTTCCACAGCTCGCGCCCCGGGCACGACCTGCGCTACGCCCTCGACGGCAGCAAGCTCCACGCCATCGGCTGGCAGCCGCCGGTGCCCCTGGAGTCCGCCCTCAAGAAGACCGTGGCCTGGACGCTCGACCACCCGGAGTGGCTGCGGTGAGCAAGCTCGTACGCGTGGTCCAGGGGCTGCCTCCCCGGCCCCCGCTGTCCATGCTCGCGGGGTGGTTCGTCTGCGGTACCGCGCTCCCCTGGGTGAGCCCCAAGCACCACCGCTGGGTGGAGCACGCGTCCGCCGGGCTGGGTGGCACACCCATCCTCACCTGTACCCGTTGCGACAAGCAGATGGGATTCTGATGATCCACCGCAAGACAGTAGACGGCACAGCCCTCGCCCACGGCAACGCCGCCCGCTCCGGCCGGGAGTACCGGGAGTGGTTCACGGGGCGCTTCATCCCCCCGGAGTTCGGGCTGCGCAGCGCCCCGGTCGAACTCAAGTGGTCCCACCGGGACGAGGGCTGGACCCGGGGCTGGTCCGGCGCGGCCGAGGGCACCAGCGTCGTCGTCCTGATCGAGGGCTCCATGGCGCTGACCTTCCGTGGCTCGGGCAAGCACACCGTCGTGCTGGACGAGCCGGGGGACTACGTCATGTGGGGGCCCGGGGAGCAGCACAACTGCCTGGCCCTGGAGGACTGCACCGTCCTCACCGTGCGGTGGGCCGAAGAGATCTAGCCATACTGACCCCATGACCACCGACTCGCAGGAGATTGCCAAGGGCGCAGCGCAGCTGCTGCGCCTCTTCGGCGAGCAGGCCGGTAGGTGGCAGCCCCTGCCCCACCAGGTGCCTCCCGCCCCCGGCTGGTACGGCTGGCTGCTGATGGCCGGGCGTGGCGCCGGTAAGACCGACACCTGCGCCAAGTACATGGTCGATCACGTCAAGGGTCCGCCGTGCCTGCCGGGCCCTCACCCGCACTGGATGGGCATCATCGCCCCCACCCTGGGCGACGCCGCGACCTCCTGCTTCAGCGGGCCGTCGGGCATCAGCGCCCACGACCCCACCGCCAAGATGGTCAACACCGTCGGCGGCACGGTGATCAAGTGGGCCAACGGCAGCGAGGCGAAGCTCTTCGGCGCCCACACGGGGGAGGACGTCAACCGGCTGCGCTCCGGTGGTAACCGGTGCCTTCAATGGCTGGAGGAGCTGGCTGCCTGGCGATACCAGGACGCAGCCTGGGCTCACATGCGATTCGGTCTCCGCTCCGGCCCCCACCCCCACTGGGTCGGCAGCACGACCCCCAAGCTGCGCCCACTGATCAAGCGGCTCGACCGGGGCGACGTCGAGAACGTCGTGATCACCCGTGCCGCCATGTACGACAACCCCCACCTTCCCGAGCACATCCGCCAGGCTCTGGAGGACGAGTACGGCGGCACCGACCTCGGCCGTCAGGAGCTGCTCGGCCAGCTGGTCGAGGAGGTCGAGGGCGCCCTGTGGAAGCACGCCACCATCGACGCCGCCCGCATCCGGCCGGAGGACATCCCCGCCCTGGCCCGTAAGGTCGTCGGGGTCGACCCGTCCGGTGGTGCCGGGGAGCAGGGCATCATCGTCGCGGGCAAGAGCGCGCTGCGCCTGCCGCTGCCGGTCATGCCGGTGGAGCAGGGCATCGTCATCCCCGTCAGCGACCGGCCGCAGTTCCAGGGCTTCGTCATCGCCGACCGCACCACCCACGTCAGCCCGTACCACTGGGGCCGCGCAGCCGTGCAGGCGGCCGTCGACTACGAGGCAGACGAGATCCTGGTCGAGGTCAACTACGGCGGCGACATGGCCATAGAGACGATCCGCTCGGCCGCCGACAACATGGGCGTCCCCATCCCCATCCGGAAGCTCACCGCGACGCGGGGCAAGGCCGTACGGGCGCAGCCGGTGAGCGCGATGAGCCAGCAGGGCCGGTGGCGCCATGCCGGTGTGTTCGAGGAGCTGGAAGACCAGATGTGCACCTGGACCGAAGACCTCAACTGGTCCCCCGACCGCCTTGACGGCGCCGTCTGGGACGCGCACGGCCTCAAGCTCGCCCACCTCACCGGCGCGGGTACCGGCGCGCTCGGCGGCGGCATGTCCCGACAGATCACCAACGCGAGGCACTGATGATCGCCCTCCCGCTCACCGCCCTGTTCATCGTCGTCGTGGTGGCGCTCATTGCCGGTCGGCGTCACCCGTCGATCCCTATCGCGCTGTTCGCCTGCGGGGCGGGCATCCTCATCGGGGACGGGCCGTGGGGCTCTTCGATGGCACACTTCATCTCGGCCGCGTTCGCTCTGTTCAGCTAGTGCGGTACCTTCGTTCCATCGGTCCGATCAAAGGAAGCCCCATGACTCGCATCTTCGGTCGGGAGCTGGCCGTCTGGCTCGCTCTCGTCGCCGCTGTGATCGGTGTCCTCACCTCGTTCGGCGTCAACGTCGACTCCCATGTCCAGGGCGTCGTCACTGCCGTCGTGGTCTTCGTGTTCGCGGTGGTCGCGGCCGTCGCCCTGCACGACGGGATCATCGCCCTCGCCACCGGTGTCGTCACCGCCGCGTTCTCCCTGTTCGCCGCCTTCGGCCTGGAGTGGCCTGCGGAGAAGCAGGGCTACCTGATCGGTGCCCTCACCGTCATCCTCGGGTTCTTCGTCCGCACCCAGGCGACCTCCCCCGTACCGGCCACCGCTTCCCCGGCGGGCAAGCTCGTGGTCCACGAGTGAAGCTCCTCTCCGGCGCTCTCGCCGCCTCCGCAGTGCTGGCCCTCACGGTGGCCTGTGGGGGCGGTGGCGCGTCTTCCCCGTCCTCACCGAGTCCCTCTCCGAGCGCTTCCTGCCCCACGGCGGCCGAACTGTTCGCCAAGTACGAAGCCGCCGGTGAGCCCGATGACGGAGTCTGGTTCAGCCAGCAGACCCGCACCTGCACCAACGCCCAGCTCGACCAGCTCATGAGCGACATCGACAAGATCGCGAGCCCCACTCCGTGAACACCTGGCTCCTCCTGGTCGTGCTGTCCCTCGCCGTCTACCGGCTGACCCGTCTGGTCGTCAAGGACACGCTCCCCCCGGCGCTCTGGCTGCGCGACCGCCTGGCCGGTGGCTGGCGCAAGCCGACCGAGGACGAGTGGCGCACGATCCGCAACCCGGGCACCGAGCTGGCCAACCCGGTCCAGAGCATCGACGGCCAGGCCCAGGTATGGATCATCAGGGCGGGCTGGTCGCCGGACTGGCTGGCCGAACTGATCACCTGCCCATGGTGCGCTAGCGGCTGGGTGTCGGGCGGGCTGGTCGGTCTGTCAGCATGGCTCTACAGCGTCCCGGCGCCGCTGCTCATGTGGCCCGCAGTGTGGGGCGCCGGGGCGCTGCTCGCGTCCCGGGAGTGGGCATGATCTGGCTGGCCGTGGGCATCGCCTGCGGGGTGGTCGCCGGGCTGGCCATCGGATACCTGATCCTGGTCTGGTACTTCAGCGGGGGGTGGGGCCGGTGAACTGGGGTGCGGCCATTGTGGTCGCAGGAACGATCATCATAGGAGCCGGGATCATCAAGACCATCAGGAGGAAGAAGTGAAGATCCGTAAGAGGCGCATCGCCGCCCTGCTCACCCCGCTCGTCGCGCTGCTGCTGGCGTTCGCGTTCGTCAACGCGCCGTCGGCCGCCGCGAGCACCGACATCCCCCGCTACTCGATCAACGGCTCGGCCACGTGGTTCCATGCGGCTGGAGACCACGTCTTCGTGGAGGACACCGACGCTGACGGCTACACCGCGCTGGCCCGGGTGCAGGTCGCCTACGACGGGGTCTACACCAACGTCTGGTGCCCCGGCGGATCCGGCACCACCTGCGACGGCAACTTCGACTTCACCGAGCAGAAGACCATCGGCATCGAGCCGTGCGTCGGGGTGTGGAACGGCGGCATCAATCCGGTGGTCGTGTCCTGTGCTGCGGCCTACCGGCTCGGCATCACGTGAGCGGCCTGCCAGCGTTCGACCCGGGACACCCCTCAGTGGGGGGCGTCCCGGCCTGGCTGAGTACCGAGGTGCGCGACGCTCCGGTCGGGCAGGTGCTCATCCTCACGATCCGCATCCCCAACGGCACCACGACCGTCGTGCTCAACAAGGCGGACGCCGAAGCCTGGGACAAGCAGATCCATGCCGAGGTGGGCAAGATGACCGGCCTCATCATCGCTCCGGCCGGAGCCGTGAATCCTAACGGCCACCCGCTGGTCTGACCCACTGAGCCCCCGCTGCCGCGCACGCAGTGGGGGCTCAGTGGGTCGCGAACCAGATGGACACCACGACACCGATCGCCCCCACGATCCCGAGGATGATCGACAGCAGGCCGCTCCGGCCGAGGGTCGCTCCTGCCAGTTGGTCAGCCCGTTTGGCCAGCTCGGTGACCACCTTCTCCAGAGCTTCCAGCTGGTCGCTGGTGGCGATGCCGGTGCGCAGCTCGTTCAGCAGCTCGAACCGCTTGTCCGCACTCAGCTCCGCCTTCAGCACGGCCTCCTTCGCCGCGAGCAGCGCCGCCTGCACTGCCCGGTCGGCCGAGGAGAGGGCTGCGTCCAGAGCCTTCTGACTGGCCTCGTAACGCTGCTCGTACCTCCGGTCCCGCTCGTCTATGACGTCGCGCAGATGAGCGATGTCCCGATCGTCTGTCATCGATCTGACCTGCTCCCGTGAGGTGTTTCCGTAGATCGACGGTACCCTGACCCCGACCGAGGGCCGGGAGGATCACATGCCGTGGTACAACGCGCTGGGTATCGGCCGTAAGCCGCAGCCCACGCAGAAGGACGTAGAGCAGAGGATCTTCGACGCCCTGACCGCTGCCGCCGCCCCCGTCCGGGGCCCGCAGAGCCAGTTCCTCCAGCACACGCAGGAGTGGCAGAACGAGGCGTGGGCCTACTACGACAGCCTGGGCGAGTTCAGCGCCGCTGCCGACTGGCTGTCCAACATGCTCAGCCGGGTCCGCCTGCGGGCAGCCGAGATCAGCCCCGACCTGGACGAGCCGACCATCACCGACAAGGGTGCGGCAGCAGAGATCATGGGCTCGCTCGCCGGGGGCGTCGGTGGCCAGGCCAGCATCATGCGTAACCTGTCCCTCCAGCTCACCGTGCCGGGCGACTGCTACCTGATCGGAGAGGGCGACGTCGGGTCCGAGCAGTGGACCATCCGCTCGATCGATGAGGTCCGCGTCCAGAGCGGAAAGTACCAGGTCGTCACCGACCGCATCCCCAACATCACCTGGTCCGATCTGCCCTCCGGCGCGCTGCCGGTACGCGTATGGCGCCCCCACCCCCGCTACTACCACCTGGCCAACTCGACCAGCCGCGCGGCCCTCGGAGCCATGCGCGAGCTGGAACTCGCCAACCGGAAGATCGTGGCTCAGTACCTCAGCCGCCTGGCGTCCGCCGGTGTGCTCGTGCTGCCGAACGAGGTCACCTTCCCGGTGCGCGAGGAGTTCGAGGATGCGCCCGATCCCTTCACCGCAGAGTGGATCGAGATCGCGGCCGAGGCCATCCGCACGCCGGGCACGGCCAGCGCCGTCATCCCGATTCCGATCAAGGTCCCGGCCGAGTACGTCGACAAGATCCGCCACATCGACTTCACGCTGAAGATCGATGAGAAGGACATCGAGCGCCGCGAGAGCGCCATCGCCCGGCTGGCCAACAAGCTCGACATCCCGGCCGAGGTGCTCACCGGCCTGGGCAAGGTGAACCACTGGACGGCCTGGCAGCTGGACGAGGGGGCCCTCAAGACCCACATCGCCCCTCTGTCGGAGATGATCTGCGACAGCCTGACGCGTGGCTACCTGCATCCCCGGCTCAAGGCTTCGGGCATGTCCGACAAGGAGGTCGCTCAGTACGCCGTCTGGTACGACATGAGCGAGCTGGCCAACCGGCCGGACAAGAGCAAGAACGCCTTCGATGCGTACGACCGCCTGGAGCTGTCGGGTGCAGCGCTCCGGCGCGAGGGCGGCTTCGATGAGGACGACGCCCCCAACGACGAGGATCTGAAGAACCAGGCCCTCAAGGTGATCATCCATACCCTGCCGTCCGGTGCCATGTCGGCCCTGGCGCAGCTGATCAACGACCCGTCTCTCCAGCCGATCGTCCCGGTCGCCCCGCAGGCTCCCGACGTCGCCCAGAAGACCCAGGAGGGCCAGACTCCCGACACGACTCCGGTCTCCGCCGAGAGCCCCGCCGCGAGCGGGTCGGCACCATCGGCCAAGGGGGAGTCGAAGCCTCCGGAGAAGGGAGCCTCGCCCGGTCCTCCCGCCAAGGGAGAGCCCCCGGCCGACCAGACCAAGGCCAAGGCCGACCGTCTGCTCCAGCAGGCCAAGGCCACCCACGCCGTGCGCTTCAGCGCTGCGCGCGGGGCGGTGCTGCTCCATCCGCCGCTCTGTGCGGTGGCCGCCTACAGCTGCCCCCACTGGCATGCCGCGACCACGAACACCCCTGGCCAGCTCGCCTCGGGGACGTACGAGTCCCGGCTCGACGCCGCCGGGCGGATCACCGTCGGCCGTCCGGCTCCCGAGCTGGACACCCGTGAGTGGATCGTCACGCCCGTCCACTCCCTGACGGCGAAGGGGGCCAAGCGTGACCTCGTCCGTAGTTGAGCAGCTGCACCAGGGCGGACACCACGTGCAGAAGGCCCACGGCCGCCGGGCAACCAAGCTCGCAGCCGACGGAAGCCACCTGTCCGGCGGGATGATTGCCCTCATGCCCACGGCGGCCGACGCCAAGCGGCTCGCCGTGGGTGGTGGGGAACAGGCGTCAGAGCTGCACCTGACGCTGTTCTTCCTCGGTGACGACATGACCCTCTGGAGCGACGACCAGAAGGCTGAGCTGATCGACCATCTGCGCGGCCTGTCAATCCTCCAGATCGAGGGCACGATCAAGGCGAACATCTTCGGCATCGCCCACTGGAACGCGGGCGGCGACAGCCCCAGCTGGGTGTGGTCCGTCGGCGACTCGCCGGACAGCACTCCTCTCCAGCGGGCCAAGTCGGTGGCGGTGGAGGCTGTCGAGACGGTCAATGATCGGCCCGAGGTGCCCGTGCAGCACACTCCCTGGGTCGCTCATATCTGTGCCGCATACACGGACGACCTCAGCCTGGCCAAGACGCTGGAGCAGCGGCTCGGGCCGGTGGAGTTCGACCGGGTCCGCGTCAGCTTCGGCGACGAGGACACAGACATCCCTCTAGTGAAGGGGTTCACCGCCTCTGGCGTGCTGCGCCGCCAGCCCAACGAGGCTGAGCAGGGCGTCGACTTCGAGCTGCTCCAGTCGGTGTGGGCGGCCGGAGTGGACGACGTCCTCCCCAGCCTGAGCGAGGCCATGGGCAAGTGGCGGGACTCCATCACCACGCAGATCGCGGAGGTGGTCGACGGGGGCAACCTCGGGAAGCTGGCCCGCGTCTCCGTGGACCCCGGGGAGGCTGCCAGCCTGCTGTACGAGCAGATGCGCTCCGTCGCTCAGCAGGCCGGTGAGCAGGCTCAGCGGGAGGCTGAGGCGCAGGGCGTCAAGGTCAAGAAGTGGACGCTCACCGGCCGCAAGGAGCGGCTGATGCGCCGCACGGCCGACGCCATGACCGACATCATGGCCAGCTCTATGATCATGACGGCGAAGCGGCGTGCCCTGGCCAGCTACGGGCCCGACCGGAGCGGCGTCCAAGTCGCCAAGGAGGTCGAGCAGCAGCTCACCGACCTCAGCGACGCCGTGCCCCGGGAGGCCGTGGGCGCCTCCCTGACCGCAGCCCAGAACGCCGGGCGCCGGGCCGTACTGGAGTCCGCCCCGCCGGGCGAGTACTACGCCAGCGAGATCCTCGACAAGAGCACCTGCAAGCTCTGCCGCAAGATCGACGGCCAGCAGTTCGACAGCCTCGACAAGGCGTACGCCGACTACCCCACCGGTGGCTACCGCAAGTGCTCCGGCATGCTGCGCTGCCGGGGGATGGTCGTCGGCCGGTGGCCCGCGCAGGAGGCCGAGGTCCCCGCCGGGCCCGCGCTGGGCCAGCCCGGCTACCACGCCCTCCACCCGGGCAACGTGGGCCTGGGGCTGCGCCAGCTCAACCCTCCCCGGGGCGGCATGGTCGGCTCTCCGGGCTTCTCCGAGGACCAGCACTACGCTGCCATGGCCAACTACGTGGACGACAGCCACGACATCAACGAGTGGCTGCGCAACCGGAACCTGCCCAGCGGCCGGGACCAGCAGAGCGTCGAGCACGACATCCACGCCCTTGACGACCTGATCGCCATCCAGCCTCTGCTGACCGAGGCCCGCGAGGTGTACCGGGGCATGAGCCCGGTCGACCTCAACATCGGCGACGAGTTCCACGATCCGGGCTTCTCCAGCGCCACGGACGAGCGGGAGATCGCAGAGATCTTCACCATGCGCTCCAAGTTCCAGGGCAAGGGCCAGGGCAAGATCCTCAACATCAATCTGCCGGTGGGTTCGCGAGCGCTGGAGATGTACACCGTGGCCAAGCCCGGCGACGACCACGAGAGCGAGTGGATCTTCCCTCCGGGCTCGCAGTTCAAGGTCACCGGCGTGACCCCCGACGGGTACGACGTGGAGCTGATCGTATGACCGACAAGCCGAAGGCTCGTATGGCGATCAGGGACGCCCCTCGCTTCGTCTGGCAGCCCGACGAGATCGTGATCCGCCGGGCGCCCGCTCCGGTCGCTGCCGCTGCCGAGACCGTGGATCTCCACGGCACCCGGGGCGACCCCGGGTACGGCTCCATGCACCCCGGCAATGCGGGCAAGGGCAAGGAGCGCCTGGACTCCGGCGGCATGGTCGGCAGCCCCGACTACACCGCCAAGGAGCATCAGGACGCGCTGTCCGACTACACCATCGACACGCTGGACGTCGGCACCTACCTGCGCACCGGCGAGACCAACCCCGGCGCCGACACCGAGAAGCTGAAGCGGCAGATCGACGTCCTGAGCGACCTCATCGACGTCCAGGACCGGACCGGGGAGGACCAGACCCTCTACCGGGGCGCCAAATCCATGCCCGACCTGGTCGTGGGGGACGTCTTCCACGACCGGTCGTTCACGAGTACGTCGACTGCGGAGCGCCAGGCCCAGAAGCACGTCAAGTCGTACAAAGGCCAGGGACAGCTCATCACGGTCCATCTCCCCGCCGGATCCAAGGGGCTCAAGGTGGCTGAGGTGGAGCCCTGGGGCGACAGCGAGAAGGAGTTCATACTCCCGGCGGGCACCAGGTTCCGGGTGACCGGCCGGTCACCCGACGGGGGTCTGCAAGTCGAGGTGATCGAATGACCAGCGATGCCCAGCGGCGGATGTCCTGGCTTCCTGGGGATATCGTGCTGGAACCCGGCGCTCCCCGTAAGGAGAGCCTGTCAGCCGACCAGCAGGGAGGGCCCGTGCCCTGGCACAAGGTCCAGAACCATTCTGAGTGCTCAGCGGACAAGCCCTGGGCCGTAGTGAAGGACTCCGACGGATCCGTGGCCGGGTGCCACGCCTCCGAGGGCGATGCCGACAGTCAGCTGGCCGCTCTCTACGCCAACGAAGGGAAGGCGACCACCGTGGCCGAAGAGCTTGGCGGGAAGCCGACAGAAGGTACCAAGAAGGACAAGCGGCTGAAGCCGAACAAGATGGCTGAGGAGCCGGTGGAGACCGAAGAGACCGAGCCCCTGACCCTGGGCCAGGTGGTCGAGCAGCAGCTCGCCGCGAAGGCCGCCGCCCTGGAGGCGCCCGCCATTCCCGAGGACGCCACCACCGCCCCCTGGAAGGGACCGCTCGCCGTCGAGGGCAAGGTCACCGGGGACGGACGGGAGTTCGCCGCCGACGCCCTCACCTGGGCAGAGCCCCCGCTCCCGCTCCGCTGGAACAAGGAGGACTCCCACGGTGGAGACCCCCACACCGTGGCGGTCAACGTCGGCCGCATCGACAAGGTCTACCGCGAGAGCGGCCTGATCATGGGCGAGGGCGTGCTCAACCTGGCGGAGACCGACGGCCAGCGGGTGCACGACATGATCAAGGGCGGCTTCATCCGGGGCGTGTCCATCGACGCCGACTCGATCAGCGATGCGCAGATCGAGTACGTCATGCCCGAGGACACCCCCACCGGCGACGACGCCGATCTGTTCGACCTGCTGATGACCCAGCCCGAGAAGATCGTCTTCCACGGTGGGCGGATCAGGGCGGCGACCCTGTGCGACATCCCCGCCTTTGCCGAGGCGTACATCGCCCTCACCGACGACGAGGGTGCCATCGTCGCCGGAGGTGCCCCGACCGACAAGGTCCAGGTCCACTCGGTCTACGCCCGCACGGTCGACGGCCTGGTCGCTGACGCCGGTGGTCCCCGCGACACCAACTGGCTCCCCCCGGCCGAGTGGTTCTCCGACCCCAAGCTGTCCGTCCCCACCGGCATCACCGTGGACGACCACGGCCGCATCTACGGCCACGCGGCCATGTGGGGGGCGTGCCACATCGGGCAGGCCGACGTGTGCATCCAGCCGCCGCACGAGGACCAGCACCCGTACTACATGACCGGCGAGGTCAAGACCCGCGAGGGTGACCGGGTCGCCGTCGGGCAGATCACCGTCGGCACGGGTCACGCGTCCCTCAGCCTGGGGGCGCAGCCCGCTGCCGAGCACTACGAGCACACCGGCCACGCCGTGGCGGACGTCGCTGTCGGCAACGATGCCCACGGCATCTGGGTCGCCGGGTCCATCCGGCCGGGGGCCGACCCGCTGCTCGTCCACGAGCTGCGCGCCAGCGGTCAGGTCTCCGGAGACTGGCGTCGCATCGGTGGCCAGATGCGGATGGTCGGGCTGCTCGCGGTCAACATCCCCGGCTTCCCCGTGCCCCGGGCCCGGGCCCTGGTCTCCAGCGGATCGCAGGTCGCCCTGGTGGCCGCCGGTCGGCCGACCGTCGCCCATGCCAAGTCGGAGAAGGAGATCATCCAGCAGGCGTTCCGCGTGATGATGGACGGCATGGCTGGAATCGTTCATGAAGGGAGGGACTGACATGTGCGGCTGCAACCAACCGGCTCCCCCGCCCCCGCCCGCGCCTCCGGCGCCCGACCACACCTGATCACCAGGAGCCCCATCGTTCACCCGGTGGGGCTCCTGGCTTTCCATGGTCCGGATGGGCCTCAGCTTTATTTTCACTGGTCGAACTAAGTATATGATCTTTGGCTCCTGGGGATTTTTGCGCTACCTTGACCCCGACCAACATCCATTACGCTCTCCGCGTCTATGCCGGAGGTCCCCGTGCCCGAGCCGTTCGAGCCGTCCGCACTCTTCCCCGCCCCGGATGACCTCGTTCCGGTCTCCGACGTGGATCTGTCCAATCTGGAGACCGAGGGGATCGCGGAGTTCGACCGCGTCCACGCGATCACCGACTACACGCCGGAGATGGTGGCCTACGCCATGACTCTCCGCGAAGACCTCGACCGCATCAAGGCCGAGCTGAGCGCCCGTAAGGTCCGCGCGGACTCGACTGCCGCCGCAGCCAAGCTGCGTGCGCAGAAGACCATGACGGAACTCCAGGAGGCCGTGCACGGACCGGCGGAGGGAACTCCGGAGGGTGCGGCTCACGAGACTGAGATGACCGCCAAGCGTGAGGACGCCATCGCTGCCGCAGCGGCCAAGGGTGCTACCGCAGCCCTGGTCCAGGTACTGGCCGACCGGCGCAACGGAGCGGCCCTCACCGAGTCCGGCGCCCGCGCCGTGGCCTCCCTGAGCACGACCGCCGCCACGACCCCCAAGCCGAAGGCCCCGACCGCCAAGCTGGCCATCACCGCCAGCGCCAACGGTTCGGACATCCCGAGCATGGAGGCCCTCGCCGCCGCGTTCATGGACAAGGCGACCAACATCCCCTCGACCTCGCTCGGACGCCAGGCCCCCCGTCACAAGGTCGCCAGCATCCGCAACGAGCACGCCCACACCGTGGACGACCGCCGCAACCCCATGCAGGTCCAGGAGATCTGGCGCGAGCTGGTCAACGGTGGCGGTGACACTGCCGAGGCTCTCGTCGCCGGTGGTGGCTGGTGTGCCCCGAACGAGATCATGTACGACTTCTTCAACATCGCCGGTCAGCCGAGGACCATCGACCTCCCGACCATCGGCGTGACGCGCGGCGGCATCCAGTTCCCGACGTCGCCCGCCATCGGTGATGTGTTCTTCCAGGCCGGTGGCAGCAACCCGGCCTCCGGCTTCGGCGGCTTCGCGTTCCCGTTCAACAACGCGTCCGACCCGTGGCTGTGGTCCGAGACCGATGACATCCTCACCGTCACCGGCTCCGTCAACAAGCCGACCCTCCGGATCCCGTGCTCGTCCTTCACCAGCCAGCGCCTTGAGGCCTACGGTCTCACCGTCACCGCTGGCAACCTGACCGACAGCGCGTACCCCGAGCAGACGCAGAACTTCATCCGGCTGCTCCGTGCGGCCTACGCCCACGCGATCAACGCGCGGCTCATCGGCCTGATGGTCACCGCCTCCGGCGGTGCCAACACCGTCGGTGCGGTCACCACTGACGCAGCCGTGCCCCGCGTCCCGAACGCGGTCGGCCTGGCAGCGACGGACTACCGGACCCGCTTCGCCATGGACGAGAACGCGGTCCTTGAGGTCGTGCTCCCGTTCTGGCTCCTGGAGGTCATGCGTGCGGACCTCGGCTACAAGCCCGGCCTGAACAACCTGGCTCTCGCCGCCGCCACGGACGCCGAGATCATCGGCCTCTTCACGGCGAAGAACGTCCGCCCGCAGTTCGTCAGCGACTGGCAGGTGCGCGGAGCCAACCAGCTCGGCAACGCGACCGTCCAGCTCGTGTGGCCTGCCTCGGTCCAGTTCATGCTCTACGCGGCCGGGACCTTCGTCCACGGCCAGGGCATGAGCCTCGACCTCGGTGTCGTCAGGGACTCGATCCTGAACGCGGAGAACGACTTCACCGCCGCATGGGCGGAGGAGACCCACCTGATCGCTCAGGTAGGCCACGCTTCCCGCCTGTACACCTGCGCCTTCCAGGTCAGCGGCCAGGTCGGCGGCGCAGTCGCCACGCCCAACGGCGCCCACGTCTGATCCGCCCCCACATCCGCACAGGAGGGGCAGCTACCACCGCTGCCCCTCCCGGACAGGGAAGGTGGTGACCCATGGCCGGACCGCGCATCGTTGTCGACGGACCGTCCTTCACCGCGCTCCCGTACGGTCTGTGGGACGCGGTCCAGAAGCCGACGGCTCCCAACTCGCACTGGCAGAACGGCATCACCTGGGTCGACCGTTGCGGTGGCGGTGACACGCTGTACGAGGAGTGCATCGCGGTCACCGGCACCGGCGGCGCGCCCACGGGCCAGGCCGCCAAGGTGAGCAACATCACCCAGACCAACCGGGGCGCCACCAGCTTCGCGGTGTACGCCGAGTTCGACTGCTCCGCCGTTGGCCTGACCGATGCCGAGACCGTAGCGGCCGACGCTCTGGCCCGGGTCGAGCAGTACCAGGTCGAGCGTGCGTTCTGGACCGGCATCGCCGGTAAGACGTCGTCCGGCGGGGTGCCGCAGACCACTGTGTTCCCCCACCTGGCGGCCGTCACCGCGATGACCGACCCCAACGACAGCCGCATCACCCTCCAGACCGCCGCCACTCAGATCGTCACCGGCGGTGGGGACATCGCCCACCAGCTCGGCAACCTGGAAGCCCAGCTCGCCGATTGCTACCACGGCCAGGGTGTGATCCACGTCGCTCCCGAGGTCGTGGCGACCATGGCCGCCTGGGACCTCGCCGAGGACGACGGCAACGGCGCTCTGTACACCCCCCGGGGCAACAGGATCGTCGTCGGGGACGGCTACACCGGCGGCTCCCCGGTCGGCGGCGCGGCGGCCGACCAGACGAGCTGGATCTACGCCACCGGGGCTCTGTTCGGCTACCGCAGCGACATCTTCATCCCCGGCTCGACCATCGAGCAGTTCGACCGCGTCGAGAACACGTACCGTCTGATCGCCGAGCGCACCTATGTGATCGGCTTCGAGTGCTGCCACCTCGCCACGCTCGTCAATCTGGGCGTCCCCACATAAGGAGTTGAACCGTGGCCACTACGTCTAACTGTGCAGCTCCGATCAAGGGGACGCACTACCGCATGGTCAAGGTCGACGTCTGCGGTAACCCGGTTACCGGCGCGTCGTCCGTGCAGGTCATCAGCAAGGCGTTCGTCCAGGTCGTCATGGACCCGCAGTACGAGGACGGTGTCGAGTTCTTCGAGCGCACCGCCGACGGCTCGGTCTGCGTCAACCAGAAGGACGACCCGGTACTGAAGCGCTTCAACCTGACGATCGACTTCTGTGAGGTCAACGTCACCGGCGCGGCGTACATGATGAGCGCCCGAGAGCTGGCCGTCACCAACACCGGCTACGGCTTCGCCGTGGCGGAGGGTGTGCCGAGCAACCGGTACAGCCTGGAGGTCTGGCAGCAGGTCGCCGGTTCCGGCGCCTGTGACGCCTCCGGTCTCCAGCGCTACATCTACCACGCCTGGCCGAACGTCGGCGCCACCAAGATCGGCGGGTACACGATCGAGAACGGCCGGTCCACTCTCCAGCTCATGTCGGAGACCCGCGCCGGTAGCTCGACCGCTGTCACCGGCTGGCTCGACGGTCCCGGCACCGGCACCACCTGGCTCCCGGCCGGAGCGGCGAACGCCGTCGGTGGCGGCACCGGCGCGCTCGACCACTGGATGTGGAACATCACCACCACGCCTCCGCCCACCGCCGCCTGCTCCCCGGTGACCCTGACGTGATCCCCGACCTGGGCAGGGTGGCAGTCAAGTGGTTCTGCCCGTCGTGCACCGCATACGCGGTCACGTACGGGCAGGCCAACCGCTTCCACCTGTGCCCGGGCCTGGCGGGCATCACCGCTCCGATGCTCCCGGTCGGCTCTAAGGCTACGGTCGTAGCGCATGAGCGCGAGGACTACATCGGTAACGCCGACGTCCAGCTCGATGGCAACGGCCGCCCGATCATGAACGTTGAGACCGTCCGCGAGGACGGCACTGATCTGATCGTCTTCGCTCCAACAGTGCACATGCGAATCGAGGTGTGACCCCGTGGCCTGGACCGAGAGCCGGATCTTCCAAGAGTGGCCGAAGTCGGTGTTCGGCCAGGGCCAGACTGCTGCCGTGCTCCCGGCCGCCTACGCGGGCCTGGGTGCCGACTCAGTCAAGTTCGCCCTGTTCGGGGGCAACACCCCGGACCGCACCGTGGCCATCACCGCCACCGGCTACAACGCTGCCGGATCCCAGTGGGTCGTCGCCAACGAGAAGACCGGTGGTGGCTCGTCCGCGTGGGTGACCGCCGGGCGCGTCCTGGCGTCCAAGACTTTCACCACCCCGTCCACCGGCGTGTTCATGTTCGATGCGGCCGACCTCACCGACGCCGCCGCGTCCACCATGTCCGGTGTTGAGGGCGGCCTCGTCTTCGATGACACGATCACCGTCGGCACCGGCGGCATCGCCAAGCAGGGTGTCTGCTACAACTGGTTCGGCGGCTCCCAGTCGGTCACGGCCGGAACTTTTTCGGTCGTTTTCAACGCCAACGGCATCCTCCGCATAACGGTCTGACCTGGGGTTACGCCTCTTAACCGGGTACGGTAAACTGTACCCATGAAGACGTGCGAGGGTTGTGGAGCAGGGCTGGTTTACAACGGGAGGGGTCGGCCTCCGAGCCGGTTCTGCTCCCGGAAGTGCAAGGACGCGGTCAAGCATCAGGAGAAGCGGGCGGCCAAGGTCGCCGAACTAGGTGAGAGGAAGTGTCCGGTCTGTGGAAACGTCATCCCGGACACTGTCACTCTCAAGGCGGTGTGCTGCTCCCGAGAATGCGGGATCGCTCACCAGAATCGGATCAGAGCCGAACGTAAGATCAAAAAGTTCGAGGCCCGGAACCCGCTCTGTGAGCGCTGCGGGCTGCCGATCCCGTCTGGCGTCGGCCGCACCAAGTTCTGCTCGTGGGAGTGCAAGCACGCCGCGATGGGTGCCCGGTACCGTGCCAGTCATCCCCGCCCGCAGCTCGTCTACAACTACGGAATCACCGAAGATCAGTATCAGGCGATGCTCGAAGATCAGGGCAATGCGTGCGCGATCTGCGGGAGCCCCGAATGGCCTGCTGGATTGCACCCCGGCAGCCCTCACGTCGACCATGATCACGCGACGGGCGCTGTCCGGGGGCTGCTCTGTGGACACTGCAATCAAGGACTCGGGATGTTCCGTGATGACCCCGTTCGCCTCCGTGCTGCTGCTGCGTACCTCGACGGCCCGTAGTATCACCGTCTGACCGGAGGGTGGTGAGCGATGGCTGTCGCCTGGCGTGCCAACGGCTCGATCACCTCCGGCAGCACCGCCAACCCCGCCGCAGCATCCACCATCCCGGCCAGCGCGGTCGATGGGGACATGCTGGTCATGGCGGTGCTGACCCGCAACACGACGCCCCCCACCGTCACCACGCCCTCCGGCTGGAACCTGCTCGGCAGCATCCAGGGCGGCACGGGCGCCTTCGCGGCTGACGCCGGGCTGGTCCTGCTCACTCTGTTTTCGCGGATCTTCGTCACCGGCGACACCGCCCCGGCGCCCGCCCTATCGGCCGCGCCCGACAACGCCATGGTCGGGATCACCGCCTTCAGCAAGGGAGCCACCGAGACCTGGGTGACGCCCCGGCTGTCCACGGCCTCCAGCTCCACCGGCTCCGCCAGTACGTACTCCCCCTCCACCGGCACCCCCGTGCCGACGTTCCAGCCCGGGGACATGGTCTGGTGCGTGGACGCGATCAACGGAGACATCGGCACCTGGGCTGCTCCGGCCGGTACCCTCACCGCCACCGGCGTCACCTTCGGAACCATCACCAACCGCTTCGCCACGCCTAACGGCCTGGGCACCGGCGACAGCCGCATGGACGGCTCGTCCATGCCGTACACCAGCGGCACCGCCTCCGCCGGTCTCGTCCGCTCGGTCAGCTACACCGTGGGTGGCGCCAGCACGTGTGGCTCCTCCGGATACGTGCAGCTCTCCGTCACCGTCCAAGCCACCAGCACGGATGCGGCCAGCACCGGTGCGGCGGCCGACTCCACCGCCGGTATGGAGATGCTGCCCACGGCGGCCAACGGCGCCACCGGTGCGGCGGCCGACGCACAGGGCCAGCTGAGCACGCTGCCCACGGCGGCCAACGGCGCCACCGGCACGGCGTACGACGCGGTCGCCCAGACGTCCTCCGGAGTCACGGCCCTGCCGGACACTCCGGGCGGCACGGGCACGGCGCAGGACATGTCCGCCGCCCTGTCCGCCCTGCCGGACGCTCCGGCCGGGACAGGTGCGGCGCAGGACATGTCCGTCGCCCTGTCCGCCCTGCCGGACACCCCGGCCGGGACCGGCGTAGCGGCCGACGCACAGGCGCAGCTGAGCACGCTGCCCACGGCGGCCAACGGCGCCACCGGCACGGCTGCGGACATGTCCACCGCGCTGTCCGTCCTGCCGGACACTCCGTCCGGTACCGGCGTGGCTCTCGACGCCCCGCTCACGATCGCCGCTGGGGGCCTCGCCTCCGGGACAGGTACCGCGAGCGACTCCTCCGCTGGGCTGAGCGCGCTACCGGACACCCCTGCGGCCACGGGTACCAGCCTGGGGGCCACAGCCTCTCAGGAGGGAGCCTCGGGAGTTTCCACCGCCACGGGTGCGGCGGCCGACGGACAGGCTCAGATCACTGTCCTGCCGGACACCCCGGCCGGTACCGGCACGGCTCTCGACGCGGTCGCCCAAGCGGGCAGTGGGATCACGGCTCAGGCGGACATCGCCTCCGGCACCGGCGCCGCGCAGGACATGTCCGTCGCCCTGTCCGTCCTGCCGGACACTCCGTCCGGGACGGGCGCCGGACAGGACGCCTCCGCTGGCGCAGGTGTCCTGCCCGACACTCCGGTGGGAGCCGGTGCCGCGTCCGGTCCTGTGGCGTCCCTGGGTGCCCTGCCGGACACGCCCTCGGGGGCCGGTGCCGCGTCCGGCCCTATGGCGCCCGAGGAAGCCCTGCCAGGCACCGGCCAGGCTACCGGCGCGGCGGCCGACGGGACAGCCGGTATCGCCGCCCTGCCCGACGCTCCGGCCGGTACCGGCACGGCCCACGACGCGACCGCGCAGACCATCACCGGGACCGTCGCCAACGCGGGGACCGCGAGCGCCACCGGCGCGGCAGCCGACGACTTCACGGCCATCATGGTCAACGCGGGCTTCCCCACCGCCGTGGCGGACGCCTTCGGCATCGGCGTCCCGGTCACCGGCAGCGAGGACGTCTCCGGCCGGGAGCCGGTGGGCGCCGTGTCCGGCCGCCGCAGCGACGTCAACTCCGCGACCGGCCGGGAGCCCGGCGGGACATTCGGCTCAGCGACGGTAACCTCAGCTCAGGGCCGGGAGCCCTCACCATCCGCTTCAGGCCGGGAGGCTGGTCATCAGTGAGTACCGACAGTGCGGTGATCGGTCCCTACAAGACCGGCGAGAAGCCGCTCCCCCTGACCTACACCTTCCAGGACAACGGCGGGGTGGCTATCAACCTCACCGGCTTCACGGCGAAGGTCAACGTCCGGGAGAAGTACGGCGCGGCCACCCAGTACAACGCCACGGTGAGCACCCCGCTGTCGGGCATCGTCACCTACGCCTGGACCGGTGCGGAGTTCCCGACCCCCGGCCAGTACCAGGCCGAGTTCTGGGTCGGCAACGGCGTGGCGAGGTACGACTCCATCCTGCTCAAGTTCGATGTCCGCGCGGCCGTCGGGCCCGTCCCGGCGATCTGAGGGGATCATGACTGCCAACGCATTCGGCCCGTGCTCGGCCTGGACCCCCATCTGGACCTGCGACGTTTCGGCCAAGTCGCCCACCGCCACCGGCTACGCCGCGCAGGCCGCGACCGAGGTCATCTGGGCGCTGTCCGGCCGCCAGTTCGGCCTGTGCCAGGTGACGCTACGGCCCTGCCGCCGCAGCTGCTACGACGACAGCTGGTGGTCCACGTACGGTGGTCCCTGGCAGGCCGGGTGGTGCTCCCCGGGCTTCAACGTGCAGTACGGCTTCGGCTTCTGGTTCGACCTCACCTGCGGGTCCTGCTCCGGCGGGTGCTCCTGCTCGGAGGTTCCGGAGGTCGTGCTCCCGGCGCCGGTCAGCTCCATCGTCAACGTCAAGATGGACGGCACCCCGATGGCCACCGGCGCTTACCGCGTCGACAACAACCGGCTGCTCGTCCGCACCGACGGCCAGCGCTGGCCACGCTGCAACAACATGGTCAAGGACGACACCCAGCCGGGCACCTGGTCGGTCACCGCCCTGTACGGCCAGGACGTACCGGTCGCCGGACAGCTCGCCGTCGGGGAGATGGCCTGCGAGATCCTGCGCGCCATGGGTGGCGAGGACTGCCGCCTCCCGGCCGGGGTCCAGTCACTCATCCGGCAGGGCGTGACGATCGACTTCCCCCAGGTGGGGCAGCTCATCCGCGACGGCATCACCGGTCTGTACCTGGTGGACCAGTTCGTCGCGTCGGTCAACCCGTCCAGGCTCCCGGCCCGCAGCCGGGTCTACAGCGTGGACACCAAACCCCATCGAAGGGCAGGCACGTGAGCGTAGAGGTTCCGACCATGACCGAGTTCGACGCGGTGACCGCGCGGGTGGATGCCCTCACCACGGCGGTCACCGGTATGGGCGCCCCCGCTCCCGACCTGACCGAGACCGTGTCCGCCCTGTCCTCCGCCGTGACCGGCCTGACCGAGGTGGTCGACGGCCACGGGGTCCTGCTGGGTACGGCCGTGGACGAGATCAACGACCTGGACGACCGCGTCACCGTCCTGGAGGGTGCAGCGAGCCCGGCCCCCACCGGCGTCGCCCCCAAGACCTGGGAGGTGGTGGTCAACGGCTACACGGACGCCGCCGTCCAGGCTGCCATCACCACGGCTCTGTCCGGTCGGATCGGCAACGTCGTCCAGCGCAAGGTGATCTTCCCGCCGGGCGTCTACAACCTGACGCAGCCGATCATCGACAGCGACACCGCCAACCACACCATGATCGAGGGTCTGACCCTGGAGGGCATGGGCTTCCGCTCCACCCGGATCAACTGGAACCCGGCGACCCCCGGCCCGGTCATCCGCGCCATCCGGCGGCTGCGCTTCTTCCGCATGGAGGGGTTCACGGTCAGCTCGTCCAACGCGGCCAACGAGTTCGTCTACGCGGTGAGCGACACCTCCGGTGGCTACAACCAGGCGTGGACCTTCCGCCACATGGAGTGGCAGGGCAGCTGGCTCCGGGTCGTCGGGCTCGACGGCGACGCCACCGCCAACCTCAACAGCGAGATGCTCTTCGACCGCTGCTCGACCGCGAGTGACTCGGTCTTCGCTGACGCGTTCTTCCGCTCCGGCGGCATCAGCGGCACCTTCAACCAGCAGAACCAGTTCCTCAACTACACGGTGCGGGACTGCTTCTTCACGGTGAAGAGCGGCACGATGTTCCGCTTCGACAAGGGCGGCTCGATCACCGTCCAGGGCGGCAGCTGGTCGGCCGCGAGCAGCGCCTCCGGACCGATCACCTGGTTCCTGATGCCGAACGACGGGGCCAACAACCGCTCCGCCTGCCAGCTCCACGTCGACCGGGTCCGTTTCGAGCCGAAGGCCAGCAACCACCTGATCATCGACTGCGGGTGGGGCACCGGCTCCGTCGAGTTCAGCAACTGCTGCGATCTCTCCAGCCTCCAGCAGCCCGACCCCACCACGGTGAACACCTACAGCCTGCACCGCTACACCGCCCGCATCCCCTGGGGCTCCGGCGTGGGCGGCACCCTGCCGAGCGTGCGCTACGTCAACCATCAGGGCGTCGGCCATCACGCCGTGGTGGGGGTCACCAGCCCCGTCGGCCGGGGCGGCATCGTGTACGAGGGCTGCTACTTCTGGCGCGGCACCGGCGGCCAGAAGGCACCGGCGGCCGACGGCACTGCGGGCGCGGCCCTCACCTGGACCGGGACGCAGCCTCGGTACGAGTTCATCCACTGCGACAACGTCGATGCGGCGAAGTCGTGGGTGTGATCGCCTACCTCTGGCATGGGATCCTGGACGGCACATGGGCCTGTCCCTGCGCCCACAGCCGCTGGCTGCGGAGGTACTCGTGACCACCACCGGACCGCTCAAGTTCTACACCGTGGCGGAAGCCGTCCGCGTCGCGGTCGACGCCGCACTGACCTACTCCGTGCAGCGGTCCGGTGTGGTGCCGGGGGCCATCGCCTGGGACGAGTGCGACTGCGGCCTGCTCGCGGTGTCCACCGGCCGGGCGTACCTGAGCGACAACTTCCCCGAGGAGGAGACCACCCGGATCGGCCAGTGTGAAGCAGCATGGGAAGTGATCGAGATCGTGGTGCAGATCATCCGCTGCGCCCCCGGCCCGCAGGGTGAGAGCCAGCTCGCCCCGACCGTGGCCGCTCTGGACGCGTCGGCGCAGATCATGATGACCGACCTCCAGCAGGCCCTGGCCGCCATCGCCCTGTGGATCTGCACCAGCAAGGACTCCGGTCTGATCGTTGACGGTATGATCATGCCGTCCGATCCGCAGGGCCCCGAGGGCGACTGCGTCGGCTCCGAACTCCACGCCGTAGTCGCGCTGCCGAGGGGATGATCTCCGTGGCCCAGATGAGGATCAACATCGACCAGACCGCCGTCAAGCGGATGCTCGATGAGCCCGGCGGTCCGGTGGCCTGGAACATGGACCGCCGGGCGAAGCGCGTCGCCACCCGGGCGCGGCAGCTCGCTCCCGGCAGCATGAAGCGCAAGATCACTACGTCAACCGCGAGCGGCCACGTCCGGGTCGAGTGCAGCCACCCGGCCGTGCTGTACGTCATCCAGGGCACCCGGCCGCACATCATCCGGCCGAACCGGCGCAAGGCTCTGCGGTGGTCCTCCGGGGGCAGGTTCGTCTTCGCCAAGCTGGTCCACCACCCCGGGAACAGGGCCAACAACTTCCTGCTCAAGGCCATGCGAGAGGCGTCCGGCCGCTGAGGAGTTATACGGCCGTCGGGTGCCGCCTTGTTACCGGCTCGTACTGATCATGTCTTGACCAGGCGGAATGCCGAGCAGAAGAGGCTGGCCCGCTCGTACCAGGGTCTCCGGGAGAGGCCGGGAGAAGGGAACCTCCGGACTTTCCTACCCTACGTAGTAGTAACTTCCCTGATAACTACGGATAGCTACCGTATACCTACGCTGGCCGCCGTATAGCGACGCCTCGGATCGAGTCCGGAAAGATCATGGTTTTCGACCGCCTACGGTGATCGGCATGAAGGACTTCACCCGGGAACGCAAGAAGATCGAATTCAAGATCGATGACGACGTCTTCACCGCCAAGTCGCCGATCCCCGCGCAGACGCTGATGGACTTCGCGTCCGCGTTCTCCTCCATGAACGAGGACTCCGCAGTGGAGGATCAGCTGGCCGCCTTTCAGGGCGTGCTGGATCTCGTGCTCATGCCCCAGTCGCTGGAGAGGTTCAAGCAGCGCATGTCCGATGCCGACGAGCCGGTCAGCGTCGAGCAGGTCGAAGAGATCGTCAGTTGGCTCTTCGAGGAGTACGGGCTCCGCCCTACTCAGCCGTCAGAGCCCTCTGTACCTGGGCCTCCCGCCCCGGACTCTGGCATGAGCTTGACGGGGAACACGCCAGTCGTGGTATCGACCTCCTCGGACTCCCCTGCGATCAGTTCCTGAACGTGATCTATTACGCCATGACCCAGCGCATCGGCCCCAAGGACGAGAACGACAAGCGGACCGACAAGCAGATCCGCGACGAGCTGGACAACGGCCTCGGAGTGGTGCGGTGGATCACGCCCGGCGGGGGCACGGCCCCCGAGCCGGACGAGCAGGAAGAAGGCGCACCGCTGTGGTGGGCCGGTGAGGAGGAGGCTTCGCAGAGCTTCCTCGGGAGCATGGGGGTGATCCTCTAAATGGCACTAGCGCAGACCGGCACGCTTCGCTCGGGCGAACTCTCGTCCGCGCTTACGGATGCATGCGCGGCACCCTCGGCTGCCGTCCGGCCGGTCGTAAGTATTGATGTCGTCGTACGCGTGCCCGGCCGGGCAGCGAGTCTTGGCTCGCTGCCATGCCCCGTTAACCACGGAGCCGAGACCGCGTGCGAGGTTCACAGCCCGGGTGACAGGCTCTGTATGCCAGGGGTTCCAACAGGCTCTGTTCCGGCAGAGGTGGTCGAGGTCGAGCCCCTCGGGGATCTCGTCTCGCAGCTCCGCGTACGCCACTCGGTGCATGGACAGGAAGCGCCGGGTGCCGTCCGTCCGGCTACCGACCATGGCAATTCCGTAGCCCTTGCTGAGGTTTCCGGTCCACACCCAGCACAGCGGGTGGAGCCCTTTGATCAGGCACGGGACTTCTTTGGACCGAGCCACGATGCGGTCCATCACCGGAGTAACCTTGCGCATGTCGTCTCCTCTACAGACGGCGTGAGGTGTGCCCCTGGCCGGGCACACCTCTATTTTACGTTCACGGGTGGGGTGATCTGAAATGGCTCTCGGATCGCTTGTGGGACGTGGATTTGTGAGAATAGATGCGGACACCAAGCCCGCCAAGAAGGCCATCATGGCGCTGGGAGCGATCGGCTCCCAGGGTGGGCTGATGGCGATCAGCAGCGCGCTGTCCAGCGTCGCTGTCCCGGCCATCGCCGCCGTCACCACCGCTACCTTCGCCATGGCCAACAGCTTCGCCGCCGCCGGTGCGGCGGCCGGTATCTTTGCCCTCGCGGTCAAGCCTCAGTTCGCCGACATCAGCAAGGCCATGAAGGGCCAGGCAATCGCGGAGGACGCGAAGACCAAGGCTGCCGTCCAGGCGTCGCTCGCGCAGGACATCGCGACCAAGAACGGCTACAAGTACGGCACCCAGGTCAAGATCACATCCAAGATGACCGCTGCCGCCAAGGACAAGGCGACGGAGTACAACCGGGCGCTGGCCGCCTCCGGCAGCGCGAGCAAGACCGCCACCAAGGCGCAGGCCCTGTACAAGCAGGAGCTGGACGCCATGCCCCCGGCCACCCGCAAGACGGCCGAGGCGATGCAGAACTTGAAGGACGACACCAACTCCTGGAGCCGGTCGCTGGCCGCGACCACGATGCCGATCTTCACCCGGGGGATCAACATCATCCGGGGGCTGCTGCCCAAGCTGACCCCGATCGTCCATCTGGCATCCGAGCAGATCACCCAGTTCATGGACAACTTCCGGGGGGACCGGGGCGGGCTCTTCGTCAAGTTCGGCAAGAACATGCAGCTCCTCGCCGGTGGCTCGCTGGGTGTGCTGCTCCGCTCTCTGAAGAACATCGCCCTCGGCTTCGTCGGGGTGATGAACGCCTTCGCCCCCATGGCCATGGGGATGGGGCTGGGCTTCGAGAGCCTGACCAAGAAGTTCGCCACCTTCGGCATCAAGCTCCAGTACAGCAAGGGCTTCAAGTCGTTCATCGCGCAGGCCCGCTCCCTCAAGCAGACCAACCTGCTGAAAACCATCGGGGACCTGGCCAAGATCGCCATCACGGCGGTGCAGGCGATGGGCCCCCTCGCCGGGGTCAGCCTCAAGATCGCTCAGGCGTTCGCGTCCATGCTCGCGGCCCTGCCGCCCGCCGTACTGACCAAGCTCGTCCAGGCCATCGTGCTGGCCAACGTGGCGTTCAAGGCGTACGCCATCTACACCGCCGCCGCCGCCGGGGTCACCTGGCTCTTCAGCACGGCCAACGGCGCCAGCCGTGTACAGATGGCCCTCACCCGGATCGAGCTCTACGCCTGGAACATCCAGCTCCGGCTGATGGCCATGCAGCAGGGCATCGCCGCTGCCGCGACCTGGGCCTGGAACGCCGCGCTCACCGCGTCCACCGCCGTGGTCAACTTCTTCCGGCTGGCCAACCTGCGCGCCGTGGCGTCGGTCATCGCCACCCGCATCCAGATCATCGCCCTGGCCGTGGCACAGCGAGCGGCAGCCGTGGCGAGCGCCGTCGTCACCGCCGCCACGTGGGCGTGGTCGGTCGCGATGAACTCCACCGGCATTCCGCTGCTGATCATCGCCATCGCCGCCCTGGTCGCAGCGATCATCTGGATCGCAGTGAAGACCACCTGGTTCCAGACCGGCTGGAAGTACACCTGGAACGCGATCAAGGTCGCGGCGTTCTACGTCTGGCATGCGCTGGAAGCCGTCTGGCACGGCATCACCGTCGGCTACGAGGCGATCCTGTCCGCCGCGCAGGCCGTGTGGCGCTGGCTGAAGTCCAACTGGCCATATCTGGTCGGCATCCTCGGTGGGCCGTTCGGCCTCGCCGTTGCGTACATCACCAAGCACTGGGGCCAGGTCAGGGACTTCCTCATCTCCGGCTGGCACTCGATCTACAACAACGTCGTCTCCCCGATCATCCACTTCTTCACCGTGTCGATCCCCAACGCGGCCGGGCACATGAGGGACTTCGTCAAGTCGGCCTTCCGGAGCATGGTGCTGTTCATCCTCGACCGCTTCGGGGATGTGCTCCACGGCGCGGCGCGGCTCTTCGGCTGGGTGCCAGGAGTCGGCGGGAAGCTCAAGTCGGCCGAGCGCTCGTTCCAGAAGTTCCGGGACAACGTCAACAAGGCCCTGGGCGGGGTCAACGGCCACACCGTCAAGGTGCCGGTGAGCTTCCGGACCATCGGCGGGACGAAGGTCTTCACCCGGGCCAGCGGTGGCGCGATCGACGGTGTCGGCACGGAGACGTCCGACTCCAACCTCGCCCTGGTGTCCAAGAACGAGCACGTCTGGAGTGCCAAGGAGGTCCGGGGCGCCGGTGGCCACGGGGCGATGGTCAGCATGCGCAGGGCCGCCAAGGAGGGCAAGCTCCCCGCCTTCGCCCAGGGCGGCACGCTCGGTGTGACGACCTCGGCCCCGAACTACAAGAGCGTCAGTTCCGCGATGTCCCGGGCGATCATGGCGGAGATCAACCTGCACAAGAAGGCCCTGTTCAACACGCTGCCCATGGCGATGCTCGCGGGCGGCTTCGCCGGAGGGGGCAAGGCCCCGGTCGGCGGCGCGAACCACTGGCGTGGCCTCGTCATCACGATGCTCAAGATGGTCGGCCAGTCGACCGGGCTGGTCAACACGGTGCTCCGGCGCATGCAGCAGGAGTCCGGGGGCAACCCGAACATCGTCAACAAGTGGGACAGCAACTGGAAGGCCGGGCACCCCTCCGTCGGCCTGATGCAGGTCATCGGACCGACCTTCCGGGCGCACGCCGGTAAGTACCTGCACACGGGGCCGTTCCTCTACGGCACGTCGGTCAACCCGGCGGCCAACATCTACGCGTCCTTCCGCTACGCCCTCGGCCGGTACGGATCCCTGGCCAACGCCTTCAACCGCAAGGGCGGATACGACCTGGGTGGCGTGGCCAGCGGCACCGGCCTCTTCCCGAAGATGACCAGCGCGCCGGAGCGGGTCCTGTCCCCCCGGCAGACGGCCGCCTTCGAGAAGTCGATGAGCGGTGGCTTCGGCCAGGGCGGCCAGATGGTCGTCCACATCCACCTGGAGAACCACGGGGTCATCGGCAGCCGGGCAGAGCTGGAGCAGTGGCTGGTGGACTCCCTGGACTCCATCGGCCGCAAGCACCGCGTGCCTGCCTCGTTCGTGAAGAACGGGTGACGCCGTGGCCATCGCCTTCCGCGCCGCAGGCGCCCGCACCAAGGTCGACATCGGCAACAGCGGCTCCCCGCAGAACGTCGGCCTCCCGGCCGGTCACCTCTCGGGGGACCTGCTGTTCATGGTCGTCCTCACCGACGACAACAACGGCCCCACCACCCCGTCCGGCTGGTCGAGCCTGTTCGGCTCCCAGCCCGGCAGCTCGCAGGCGTCGCCCTACATCGCCCGGCCGAGGATGCACGTCTTCTACCGCATAGACAACGGCTCCCTGGGCGCCAACGTCAGCGTCACCTTCAACACGTCCAGCTGGCCCACCGGCGACCCGTTCGTCGTCGCGTGCACCCTGGCGTACACCGGCTGCGACACCACGAGCCCTATCGGCCAGTGGCAGCAGAGCAACAACCAGAGCACCACGGCCGCGCAGGCCCACCCGCAGATCACCGAGTCCCTCGCCAACTGCTGGCTGCTGACCTTCCGGGGCGTCAGCACCGACAGCCCTGCCGCCACCTTCACCAACTCGGTCGGCACGGATGCCGAGCGGGTGGACGACTCCGACGGCTTCAACGAGCTGGCCTTCGGCCTGTACGACTCCAACGTCGCCCTCGTGGCGGGTACCTACACCCAGCGCACCACGACGGCCAGCCGCGCCACCACCTACGGCAACGTCCTCGCGAGCATCGCCATCCGCCCGGCGGCCGTGGCTGGGGCCGTGGTCGCCATCGCCGGTACGGCGGAGGCCACCGGCACAGCCAACAACGTGACCGCGACCGCCCTGTCCGGCCCGTGGGACAACTGCGCCGTGCTGCCCTCCTACTCGTGGGCGATCGACTGGGACGGCAACGGCGTCTTCACCGACCCGGGGGAGGACGTCCGGCCGGACATCCTGTCCGGTGGGGTGACGATCGAGTACGGCCGGGACCAGAGCCGACAGCTCAGCCCGACCAAGATCGGCAGCATCGGGTTCTCGGTCAACAACACCACCCGCAAGTACAGCCCCGAGTACGCATCGGGCGTCCTGTTCGGGGACCTGGACCCGGCCCGGGAGATGAAGGGCTCGGTCGTCTTCTCCGGCACGACGTACCCCCTGGGCTTCGCCCGGATCGATGACTACAACATCCATGCCGACCGGGACAACCGGACCGTCGACTTCACCTTCCTCGACGGGCTCAAGCTGCTCGACGGCTTCCCCCTGTCCACGCCGGTGCTGTCGTCCATGCGCACCGGAGACCTGATCAGCTACATCCTCGATCAGGCCGGTTGGACCGGCACCCGGGACATCGACCCCGGCGCGACGATCGTCCCCTTCTGGTGGGTGGAGGGCCCCAGCGCGCTGTCCGCCATCCAGGATCTCGTCCGCTCCGAGGGCCCGCCCTCGATCGCCTACGTGGACCTGAACAACAACTTCATCTTCCGCGACCGGCACCACCGGCTGCTGCGGTCGTCCTCGATCAACGTCCAGGCGTCCTTCGCGGCGAAGGCCCTGGGCGACTGCACCGCCCCGGCGGTCACCGGGCTGAGCTTCACGGCGCCTTTCGACTACGCGCACGGCTGGCGGGACATCGTCAACTCGGTCAGCTTCGATGTGGACGAGCGCTCCCCCGATGCCGAGTACACCGTCGTGTGGAACTCGGACAGCTCGTACTCCCTGGCCATCGGCGAGAGCCAGACGATCGACATCTCCGGGTCCGACCCGTTCATCAACGCGCAGGATCTCACCCTCGGAACCGACTACACCGTGACCGGCGCCGGGACGGTCACCACCACGGTCTCCCGCGACTCCGGCCAGTCGGTGCGGATCACCCTGCTGGCCATCGGCGGCTCCGTCGTCATCTCCAACCTCCAGCTGAGGGGCAGGGCCATCCCTGTCCGGCGGACCATCAAGGTCTCCCAGACGGACGCCGCCTCGATCACGTCCCACGGTGAGCGGTCGTATCCGGACAGCGCCCCCTGGTCCAACGTCCAGGACGCCTACGCCATAGCGACGATGATCCTGCTCCACTACGCGCACCGACGCCCCACCGTCTCGCTGCGCCTGGCGGCCTCCGACCCGGAGCACTACCAGCAGATCCTGTCCCGGATGATCTCCGACCGGATCCACATCGTCAACGCCGAGATGGGCATCAACGACGACTTCTTCGTGGAGACGATCACCCACAAGATCGACCGGATGAACCAGACCGGGAAGCCGCCGCTGCACTCGGTCGTCCTCGGCTGCGAGAAGCAGCTGACCCTGAACACCAACCCGTTCCGCTTCGATGTGCGTGGCTCCGGGTTCGACCAGGGCGTGTTCGACCCGATCACCTCCGACGACCCGACCACCGTGTTCGTCTTCGACCAGGGCATGTTCGACACCGATCTGTACGGGACGTGAGAGAGAAATGAGCCAGCTGCTGCTGCCCAGTTCGCAGGCGTACATCTACTGCGGCGAGTGGGTGGGCGACTGCCCCCGCGAGGGCTGCGCCAACGTCGAGTTCCTCTGGATGCCGCTGGTGCCCAACGGCCCCCGGGTCCAGCCCAAGCCGATGTATGTCTGCTCGTACTGCGGCATGCAGGCGGTCATCGAGTGGCCGGACAGCGAGTTCATGGTCGGGGCGATGGCCGTGCTCATGCAGCGGCCGGTGCCCGACAACCGGAACTGGTACCCGGCCGACCACGACGTCGCCACCCGGTTCCGCATCCCCCACGGGCAGACGCTCGATGACCTGAGGGCCGAGAACGAAGCTCACGGAGTGGAGGTGTGACATGGCGTGGTCCAGCCCTATGACGGCAGTAGCCGGGGCGACGTTCACGGCTGCCCAGTTCAACCAGTACGTCCGGGACAACCTGAACGAATGCCCGACGGCCAAGGCCACCGTGGCGTCGCAGATGTTCATCAGCACCGGGGCCAACGCCCTCGTCGCCCGGGCGCCGGGCACGGCCACCGTGGTCACCAACCAGACCACGGCGTCGACCTCCTACGTCGACCTCACCACGGTCGGCCCGGCGTTCACGGTGAACACCGGCACCATCGCCATCGTCTCGTTCTCCGCCTCGGTGGCCAACAACGTGGCCAACAGCGCGGCCAACGTCTCCGTGGCGGTGTCCGGAGCGTCGTCCGTCGCCGCGAGCGACAACTGGTGCCTGCTGTTCGACGGCAACGCGGCAGGCAACTTCAGCCGGGCCGGGAACACCCACGTCTTCTCCGGCCTGACCCCCGGGTCCAACACCTTCACCACGAAGTACAAGGTCGGCTCCAACACCGGCAGCTTCCAGTTCCGCGAGATCAACGTCATCCCCCTGTGAGAGGAGGGTCCGCATGGCCACCATCCGCGCCTACGTCAACCAGCTCTGGGACGCTCAGCAGTTCATCGCCAGGCAGCTCGGGTCCGACCTCGCCCGGGGGCCGCTGGAGCAGCGGGCGGCCGTCCTGTCCATCGATCTGACCACGGCCGTGATCCTCAAGACCCTCGTGGACGCCGGGGTCACCACCGACGTCGCCCTCCAGGCGACCATGACCAGCGTGCGGAACGCCATTTACAAGCGGCAGCCCGGCTTCGTCCCGGCCCCCGGGGACAACGACGAAGGCGTCACCCCGCAGCCGGATCTGGGGTGACTGAACATGGCATGGACTGCTCCCATGACAGCGGTGTCCGGCAGCGTCTACACGGCTGCCCAGTTCAACACCCACGTCCGGGACAACCTGAACGAGACGGCCGTGGCCCACGCTGCCAACCTGGGCGGGTACTTCGTCACCGCCGGGACCAACCAGATCGTGGAGAGGCTGATCGGGCAGTCGACCCTGAACGCCTCCAGTGTGACGTCGTCCACCAGCTACACCGATCTGGACGACGGGATCCCCGGCCCGACCGTCACCCTGACCACCGGCAGCACGGCCCTGGTCACCGTCGGCGGGCGCATCGGCCCCAACACGGTCGCCACCCCGAGCACGAAGATGAGCTGGGAGGTATCCGGCGCGTCCTCCGTCACGGCGGCCGACGACTGGGCAGCCGGGCAGGTCAACTCCGGCACGACCACCATGGTCGTCTACACCTGCCGCACGTACCTGGCCACCGGCCTGACTCCCGGCGTGAACACCTTCACCGCGAAGTACTGCGTCAGCTCGGGCACCGGCACCTACAGCGTCCGCAACATCAACGTTCTGCCGTTCTGAGGGAGGTGATCGTATGGCCTGGACCGCCGTCCCCACGGCCGTGGCCGGGTCCGTGGTGTCCGCCGCGCAGTTCAACACCTACATCCGGGACAACCTCCTCGCCTCGGAGGCTGCCGCCTGCCTGACGCCGGGCAGCTTCCCGGTCACCTCCGGAGCCAACGCCGTGGTCGAGAGGATCCCGGCCACGGCCATCGTCGCCGCCGGTGAGACCGTGACGTCAGCTACGTACGCCGACTGTGCGACCCCCGGCCCGTCGGTGACGTGCGCTACCGGCACCATCGCTCTGGTCATCGTCGGCGGCCGTATCGGCCCGAACACGGTCGCCACCCCGAGCACGAAGATGAGCTGGGAGGTCAGCGGGGCGACGACCATCGCGGCATCGGACACGTGGGCGGCCGGTATGGTCAACCCCGGTACCACCACCTTCGCCATCTACACATCCCGGTGGTTCCGGACCACGGCCCTCACCCCGGGCAACAACACCTTCAAAGCCAAGTACGCGGCCAGCTCGGGTACGGCCACCTACACCTTCCGCTCCATCCACGTCATTCCGTTCTGAGGAGATCATGGACTTCAGCCGGTTCCTCAGCCCGGACGTCGGTGCCGTCGGCATCCTCGTCCTCGTCGTCCTGCTCATCCTCTGGGGACTGCTGCTCCCCCGGTCGACGGTCAAGGCCCTGCTCGACGCCAAGGACGAGCAGGTGGAGCTGTACCGGTCCGCCTACCGGGACGCCATGGAGACCGTCGGGATCAAGGACCGGCAGATAGGCCAGCTGATGGAGATGGCCCGCACCACCACCCACGTGATCGAAGCCCTTCCGGGAGCGATCGGCCGGGACGGGGGTGACACCCATGCGCTGGACCCTGCGAAGGAAGGTTGACATGATCAAGAGCGAAGACACCGAGGCTCGTCATGCAGCTCAGCACGCCAAGGCAGTCCGGAACAAGGCCCTCGAAGACACCGGGGAGATCGCCGCCCTGAGCAACAGGCTCCGCACCCTGCGGGAGACCAACCACTTCGCCGACCTGATCCGGGCGGCCCTGAACGGTGAGGCCCACAGACCGTGAACACCTACGAGACGATCAACTACTGGGCGAGCATGTACGCCTCCATCGCCTGCATCGCCTTCGTGATCGCCTACTCGGTCCTGGCACCATGGTGGAAGACCTCCACCGGGCGCATGATCATGATGCTGGTCGGCGGGCTGGCCGGGCTGGCGATACTGAGCATCGCCTTCTACCAGGTCCGGGACGCGGACACCGTCCGGGCCATCCGCTCCGTCCTGGTGATCCTCGTCGGCACCGCCCTGTGGTGGCAGGCCGGAGCCGTGGTCAGGGTCCAGATACAGCGCAGACGGGAGAAGCGGCGATGAGTAAGATCACCATCTGGCAGGCTCTGGCCCGCTGCGCGCTGACCACCCACTGGGCCGTCAACATGTGCGACAACTTCTGCGCCAACATGTACGGCTACGCCTTCTCCGGCTACACCGACGCCGTGGCCCACTGGAACCACCTGCCCGCTGCCGACAAGCATCCCGGGGACGACACCGTCCCGCCGGGCATGCTGGCCTTCTGGGGTGGGGGCCACGGCCACGTCGCCGTCTCCGACGGTACGGGGTACGTCTGGTCCACGGACATCTCCGGCGCGGGTACCGTGAGCCGTGTGCCCCTCGGCCTGGTCGCCTCCCGCTGGGGCAAGCCCTACCTGGGCTGGGGGGAGCCGATGTTCCAGGGCATAGCTTGGAGTGAGACCGTGCCACGAGTGATGAGGGACAGCACCAACCCCGCCGACATCCCCCTGGCCGGGACGGACCTGGTCGCCGGATACCTGAACGGCAGCTACGCGTGGTCGGCCGCCGGGTGGGCCCGCTTCCCCGACGCCGGGCACGTGACGATCGACGTCAACGGCACCCGGCCGGATGCCGACGTGCTCGACGTGGAGCCCGGCGACGCCACCGTGGCGGGCGGCGTGCGCTGGCTGCCCAAGGCCCTGGCCGTCAGCCGTGACTTCGTCCCGGTGATCTACTGCAACCGCAGCAACCGCACGGCCTTCGTCACCGCCGCGAAGACGGCCGGGTTCAGCATCAACACCCACTACAAGTTCTGGGTCGCGACGCTGGACGGCACCCGCACCCTGAGCGACATGACCGGCGTCGCGGCCATCCAGTGGGCGGGTGCCGGGCAGACCGGCCACCACTACGATCAGTCCGACGTGTTCGATGACACCTGGAAGGCGACCGACATGCCGCTCACCACGGCCGACAAGGCCTGGATCTCCGCCGAGTTCGTCAAGCAGCTGAAGGCCGTGGTCTACGGCCAGGTCTGGGACCAGGACAAGATGCCCGCTCCCGACACCGCGCCCGACAAGGCGACCAACGCCAACCAGCTCCCGCGCAACGTCGTGCGCAGCACGTACGACCTCGCCAACACCACCGAGCAGACCGCCCGCGCCGTTCTCGCGCAGGCCGAGACCATCGGCGTCTCGCTCAGCGAGATCAAGGCGACGCTCGCGGCTCTCGATCTCTCCCAGCTCCCGGCGGAGATCGCCGCCCGGCTGGAGACCCTCAAGCTCAACGTCACCGTGTCGGAGGTCTGATCATGTCGCAGTTCGCACAGCTCGAAGAGACCGCGCGGGCGGCTGCCGTCGCCGTACTGCGGGAGGCCCTGGAGCGTATCGAGACCCTGGAGAAGAAGGTCGAAGACCTCCTGTCCGCCCCCGCCCCCAAGGCGCCGCCCGCCCCCGCCGCTGCTCCGGCCGCCAAGGGGTCGTCCACGACCGCGCGGGCGCAGAGCGCCACCGCCAAGGGAACGTCAGGGAACAAGTGAAGATCAAGGTCTACCCGGCGGACGTCTTCGGGTGTGGGCACTTCCGGCTCATCTGGGCCTGCGAGTTCCTGATGGCGGCCGGGCACGACATCGAGCTGGTGCCCCCCGGGGAGCGCCAGCTCGAACTCCGTGTCAGCGGGAACGAGGTGACCGACGTCGTCCTGGGCGACGAGGACGTGATCGTGTTCCAGCGGGTGACGCACGCCTTCCTCGCTCAGGCCGTGCCGATCATCCGGGCCAAGGGCGTGGCGGTCGTGGTCGACATAGACGACGACCTGTCCGCCATCCACCCGAGCAACCCGGCCTACGCCGCGATGCACCCGCGCAACGAGATGCGCCTGGAGCCCGGCCGCCGGGAGCCCCGCCGTCACAGCTGGCACCACCTGGCCACGGCCTGCCGCGAGGCGACCCTGGTGACGACCTCGACGCCGGGGCTCATCGAGCGCTACGCCCGCCACGGCCGGGGACAGGTCATCTACAACTACCTGCCGGAGATCTACTACGGCGTCCCCCACGAGGACAGTGACCTCATCGGCTGGCCTGCCGCGCTCGTCTCCCACCCGGATGACCCGTCGGCCGTAGGTGGTGCGCTCGCACGCCTGACGGGGGCAGGAGCGGCCTTCCAGGTCGTGGGTGACCCAACGGGCGCCGGACGGGCCTTCGGGCTCTCAGAGGACCCTCAGGGGATTCTCGGGGTCGACGTCCACCAGTGGCCCGCAGAGGTCGCCAGGCTCGGCATCGGCATCGCCCCGCTGGCCGACACGAAGTTCAACCGCAGCAAGAGCTGGCTCAAGCCGCTAGAGATGAGCGCTCTCGGTGTGCCGTGGGTGGCCAGCCCGAGCGCGGAGTACGCGCGCCTGCACCGCATGGGCGTCGGGGTGCTGGCCGACCGGCCGCGTCAGTGGTACCGCCACCTGGACCTGATCCGGCGGGACGCCGGGCTGCGCAACGACCTCGCCGGGCAGGGCTACGAGGTCGCCGCCGGGCTCCGGCTACGCGACCACGCGTGGCGGTGGGCCGAGGCCTGGAGCAACGCTCTGGAGCTGCAACGTGGGAGTGTCGGCGCCGGGGTCCAGTAGGTCGCACTGCCGGGAGAGCTGCTCGATCCGCCCGGCCAGGGCGTCGATCTGTACGGTCAGGGAGGCCCGGCAGCGGGGGCTCAGGTCGGTGGCGTCCTGGATCTGACGCCGTTTGGCCTCCAGCAGGCCGGTCATGTCGGCGGCGTGGGCGGCCAGCTCCTGCAAGGTCATCATCATGTGGTGGCGGCTTCCGGCTGGTGCTTCCCGGTGGGACGGCTCTCCGCCCTCCACGATGCGCCGCACCGGGTGCAGACCTCGTACTCGTCCACCGCCACCAGGTCGACGCTCAGGCACAGCGGGCACTTGGCCCGGCTGCGCGTACGGGACATGGCCTGGCGCATGGCCCGGGTGGTCCCGGCCCACAGCCCCCAGTCCTTGTTGATCACTGCCGAGTTCAGGCACTTGCCCCGGACCGGGCAGATGTTGCAGTAGGTGCTCTGCACGAAGGCCAGAGCCACCGCGTCGTTCTCGTCGGCGGGGTAGAAGACCGCGTCGAATTCATTGAGGTCTACGCCCTTGCACCGGGCGTACTCGTGCCAGTCGGGCTTGATGGAAGCCCACACGCTGTCTGCCATGCCGAGCCTCGATTCTTTCGCCTCCCATAGTCCGCCTGTGTGGAGAAATAGAAAAGGCCCAGCACCCGGGGTGGGTGCTGGGCCTCTCGGTCCTAGCCTTGCCGTTCTCCCATGGGCGGATACCCGGCACCGCGCGCCGGTGCCCGCAGGTGCCACGGGATGTCCAGATCGGGGGAGGCGACGGACGCCTGCATGCTGAAGGCGTCGCCCTGTAGCTCCCAGTCCTCCCGGAACCCGGCCGTACGCGACTCGCGGTCGAGCACCGGCGGAGGAGGCAGTATCCCGCCGGGGTGGTACCCGCCGCCGCGCTGGCTGCTCGGCCGCACCGGGTACCGGTCGTCGTCCATGCCACCGGTGCGTCGTCCGCCCCCGGCCGGGATGGTCCGGCGCCCCCGCTCCGGGAAGGTCGAGCCGACGTAGTCCGTGTCCCGCCAGGCGTTCTTGACGACGTACTGGTGGGAGCCGGTCGTCGGGCTGTAGCCGATGTCGGGGACGACCCGCTGGCCGTCGGCCGTGATCCACGCGATGGGGGTCTGGTAGCTGTAGACCACGTACTCCGCGTCGCGGGCCTCGTCCTGGTACTCGGTCGGCAGGTGGCCCATCTCGGCCGCCCCACCGATCACGCCGCGCATCGACCCGGTGCCGATGCGGAACGCCTTCAACTGGGTGATGCGCGGTCCGGCCTGATCGATCGTGACGACCATGCGCCGGTCGGTGTAGTGGCGGTGGCCGTCGACCATGTGGTCGCAGGTGCCGCACTTCCGGCCCATTCCCTCGGTGTACTGCTCGCAGCCGCACCAGCGGTTGGCGCACTCGTGCGGGGTTGCCCGGTTCACTTCTTCTTGCCTCCCTTGTCGCCCGGCTTCTGGCCGGTGGCGATGTACTTGAGCGTCGCTTTGATGCCCCCGTAACCGGCCATTCCCAGCCCGGCCTCGATCACCCAGATCCACATGGCGCCTCCTCAGAGGGTGACGGTGAGCAGGTAGACGGCGCCCACCAGCTCGGCTGCGTTGACGGCCAGCTCGACCACCAGACGGCCGGGGCTCCACTCGCCGGTGTCCCGGCCGACCTTCAGGCTCATCCGGATGAGCGAGACGAACAGGGCGGAACCCATCAGGCCCACCACCAGCAGGACCCCGGGCTCGGGGTGGCCGATGGCCAGCGACGCCAGAATGCAGCTCATCGCCAGAGCCACGAAGGCTCCGGCACCGGCGGCCTGCTGAGTGACCATCGGCCGCTTGCCGGTGCCCCGGGACGCTTCAGTGGTCAGGCCGATTGCGTAGAGAGCGGCCAGGATGACGGCTATAGCAGTGTTCATGATCTCTCCTGTCTCGTTGGTCTTACGTGCACCCGGCAGGACTCGAACCTGCGCCACGCGGCTTCGTAGGCCGCTGCTCTGTCCGGACTGAGCTACGGGTGCTCGGTGGCCGCCGCTGGCCCTCAGTGGACCGGCGGCGGCCGGGGTGGTGCTACCTCCTTGGTCGGGCCCGGCGAGCCCTCAGCGGGCTGTTCGGGCGCGGTCCCGCTGGCTGATGAAGCCGTGCTCCTTCGGTGCCAGCGGCAGCTCCTCCTCGCGGTGGGCGACGACCCAGCTGTCCGCGTCGCCGTCGCCGTCCGCCAGGGTGATCCGGCAGGCGACCCACAGCCCCGGGGTCTCCCGGATGTGGTCCTCCAGGTTGCCCCCGATGTACTCGGAGGAGTGCAGCCCCACGCCGCTGTAGCCGTACTGCCCAGTCCAGCCGGACAGCAGGCTCCAGCCCTGGCGCCGGACCGCGCGGATCATGTCGGCCTCGTGCTCCTTGAGGATCGAGCCGTCGTCCGTCGTCTCGGTCTCGACCTCCGGCGCCCGGACGTCCGGCACGGCCTCGACCGTGCCGTCATCCCGGACCCGGACGACCTGGCCGAACTCCATCAGGTCGCGCAGCTCCCGGCTGCGTCGTCCCCAGCCCATTACGGCTTCCACTGCGATCCGCCGAAGTGCGGGTCACGCTTCATGGCCCGGGTGTAGTCGGTACCGGCCGCCACCATCGCGTCCGGGCCCGGCTCGTCCGGGTCCAGGCCGCGCTGCTTGAGCCATGCCTTACGGCCCTTGGCGGTGCCGTCGTGGTAGCTCCCCCACGCCTCGATCAGGACGGCACGGTGGGCGTTGGTCGTGGTGGAGTGGTTGACCGCCGGGATGACCCGCTCCAGCAGGCCGGTCTGCTCGTCTTCGAGGGCCCAGCCGATCGGGGTGTCGTAGCTGTAGACCACGTACACCGCCTCATGCAGGCTGGCCTTCAGCTCGGCCGCGTTGCTCTCGCTGCTCAGCCAGCCGAGGTCGCGCCCGGCGCCGGGTACGCCGCGCAGGTTGCCGGTGGACAGCTCCCACTTGCGGTGGTTGTCGAACGCGCTGATCGCCTTACGCCGTGCTTCCTGTCCCATGGCCATGGGTGTCTCCTGTCTCGGGGGATTTAATTAAACCACTCGGAGCCCCCCGGAGGGGGCTCCGGCGACTACACCTCGCGGCTGGCCGCCCACAGCCGCCGGGTGGCGGCGAACACGGCGACCCGCTTCCTCGTCTTCAGGTCGGACCCGGTGACGAAGTAGGCCGGGATGTACTCGCCCCGGTACAGGATCTCCGCCAGGGCGACCTGGTGGACCAGCACCTGGCGGGTGATGACGGCCGGGCCGTCGTCCTTGACGTACTCGGTGAACACGTCGCCACCCTTCAGCTGCGGGCTGCGGACGATGAACTCGGTGAGCTTGCTCTGCATGATCGATCTCCTGGGCTTGCTGTGCGGTGGACGGGCGGGTCAGCGGCTGGACCGCTTCTTGAACGTCACCGGCGCGTCGTCCGTGTAGACGGCGTCCCGGATCTTGGGGGCCCAGCGGAACATCGGCTTGGTCCGGGCGGGGGCCAGCCAGGTCTCCCCGTTCTGCGGGTTGCGGCGCACCCGGGGCGCCTCGACCTTCGGGTACCAGGTACCGAAGTTGGTGACGTTGACCGGGTGACCGGCCACCACGTTGCGGGGGATGACGTCGAACGTCGCCCGCAGTACCCGCTCCACGATCTCGCGGCTGACGCCGGACTCGGCCGCGACGGCCTCGGCCAGGGCCATGTGGTTCAGGCGGCCGGTGGGGATGTGTCGTGCGCTCATGATCTCCTCAATCCTTGACGACCGGCCACGGGACCGGCTTGCCGTCGCTCTTGCGGACCCACTGTCCGCCGGATGTCTTCTCGAAGGGGTCGATCAGGTCGGCCGCGAACTCCATGCCGTCCAGACCGTGGGGCGTCCAGGTGCCGAGGCGCCTGACCCGCGCCTTGCGGATCTTCTCCGCGTCGTAGTGCTGGATCATGTCCGGCAGCCACGAGACGAACTTGCACAGGGTCTCCAGCTCGGAGTCGTCACCCTCCCAGTCGTCCGGCTGGTCCATGTCGTAGGTGACCTTGTGGACCGCGTCGGCCAGCGTGCGGTACGCCGCGTGATCGCTGTCCTCCAGCGCTCCGGCGGCGACCTTGTCGTGGAACTGCTGGATGTACTTGCTCCCGCTGTCCCACGTCCAGCCGTGAGCGATCATCGCCCCCAGGAGGACGGCCCGCTCGGTCTCTCCGTGCATCACGATGCCTCCGTCCGGGCGAGGAACCACGCGGCGGACCGGGACGTCCTCCGTGCCCTGCTGGAGGCCCGTGAGCCCCTGGCCCGGTCGGTGGTGCCGGACCGGTCCTGTTCGGCCGCCCTGCGCCCGTCTGTGGACGCCTTGCGGGTCTTCTGCACCTGCTCCTGCTTCATAACCGATCTCCTCTCACTGCGAGCCCCCGGCACGATTCGAACGTGCAACCTGCTCATTACGAAAGAGCTGCTCTGGCCGTTGAGCTACGGGGGCTGGCCCGGCCGGAGCCGGGGTTGTGCTCACTTCCTTCGTCCACCGCACCAGGACTCCAGCGCTCCGTCGATCACCTGCTTGTTGCTGGTGGTCTCGGCTTCGTCCTCGTCCGCGAAATCGAACCACACCGAGTGCAGCCACTCGGAGAACGGCTTGGCGCTCTCGGGCGGCAGCTCGCGGGTGTCCAGGACGTACTGGTAGATCATCCCGGCGTCGACACCGCGCTGGACGCCCGGCCTGACGTCCTCCGGCCGGGCCCCCTGCTCGTCGTACTGCTCGGCCAGGGCTTTGGGGTCCAGGGCGGTCATCGGGGCACCTCTACTTCGGCGCTCTCGATGGCCGTGGTGTGGACTCCGTAGACCCCGGCCTTGCTGGCTGTGATGAGGTACATGCCGACAGCTTTGGACGGGTCCTTGAAAGCCTGGCCCCACGAGAGGTCGAGCTGCTGGACGAACAGGTCGCGCTGGAAGCCGACGACCCGGTACGGGTCGCCATGCCAGACGTCCTGGCGGCCGATCATGCCCTGCTCGTCTGCGAAGAACGGGTACGGGAGCTTGGTCAGCTCCTGTCCGTCGTCGGTGATCTGATCGGTGAACGCTGCGGGTTGCAGCCGGATGATGGTCATAGCGGGTCCAGCCCTTCGTGCTCACGGATCAGGTTGGCGAGGGTGACCATGTCGTCGGCCCACCGCTTGCTGCTGTGGACCTCGATGCCGAGCCCCCGCAGGTACTCGCGGGCGGCGGACTCACGCCTGTCCCAGGCGAGCTGCTCGGGGGTGCGGATACGCGCCGGGCTGCCGATGCCCTTGCCCGGCGGGTAGACGGTCTTGGTCCCCATGTGGAAGCGGTCGTCCCGGATGTACCCGCCGTCTATCGGCTTGACGGTCAGCCATACCCGGCCGACCGAGACGACCTCGACCGGGGTCTCCCGGGTGCCACGGTTCAGCGTTTCGGTGATCATCAGTTCGTCGCCGACGGCCAGCGGACCCAGCTCCGGGCGCTTGTGGTTCATCGCCACAGCGAGTCCCCCTCCTCGTCCACGGCCTCGCCGTCGATGCCCTGGCCGACGATCGTCCACTTCTCGGGGAGGTCGTCGTACGCCTGGATGATCGCGGCCTTGGGGTCGTCGGACTCGATCTCGATGAAGATCTGTACGTGTGCCATCTGCTCTCCTCTCCACTGTGCTGGGTGAACCGTACCCCGGGGCTGACTGGGTCAACCCCGGGGCAGGCTACACGGGTTGGTCAGCGGTAGCCCTTCGCGGTCGTCCGGAAGGTCGATTTGGTGCCGGTCTTCCACCAGCGGCCCTGACTGAGCGGCGTGGCGCAGAACTCCACGACGTGGAGCACCCCGGCCATCTCGTTGACGTAGTCCCGCCACTCCTCGTAGGACATGTCCTCCGGACCCTTGAAGTACAGCGTGTCGTCGCCGTCGGCCAGGTAGCCGGTGTCCCGGTCGATGATGACGTTGAGCGCCCAGTCGGCCAGGTGCGGGGGGACCTCCTTGAGCTGCTCCCGGCGGCGGCCGGACTTCCAGCCGGTCCAGCCGTTGGCCAGCTTGTCGTCCATCCACGCCATCAGGTCGAGCACCTGGCTGGTGGCCATGCGGAACGACCCGGCGACTTGGTGGGGGGTGCTGTTCCAGAACGTGGTGAAGTGCACTCCCGCGTCCGGCAGCCGCTTGGCCTGCATCGTGTTCTGTCCACCGGCGTTGGTCCAGACGTCGCCCATGCGGGAGCGGTGCAGCCACCCGGCCAGCCGCTCGAAGTCGGCCTGCTCCAGCAGGGTCGAGTCCGAGTGGGAGCTGTGCATCGGGTAGAGCGCGAGCACGGTGGTGTCGTCCAGGGGGCGCCAGTAGCGCGGTCCCATCTGGAAGCTCGATGACTTGTTCTGCTCGCCCTTGCCCGCTACCTGGTACAGCGCGGCTTCGTACGCCTGCTGCTCTTCCCTCGTGCGCCTAGGCATTGTGTGTTCCTCCTCGTCCCTGCCAGCGGAGGCCGTGGCGCCTCAACCGGGTGATCTTGTTCTTGCTCTCGTGGTCCATCAGCTTGGCGGTGGTGGAGACGATCTCCCGGTAGCCGCAGGCCAAGCAGACCAGCGCCGGGTGCTTGCCCCGGCTGCGGTCCAGCTCGAACACCTTCTGCTCCTCCGCCGCGTCGACCAGGCGGCGGAGGAGGTCGGAGCGGAAGCGGATCTTGCTCATCAGTCGGTGCACTGCGGGGTGTTGTGCACCCGGCCGACGTAGCCGCACGGGCACGGCTTCAGATAGGTGGCGTCGGCCGCCTTGGCCGCCCTGGCGGCGGCGGCCAGCTCCCGTCCGCAGGAGCAGAGGTGGCCCGTCCCCTTCCACCGGGGGCAGCCCTGGCAGCCGGGGAGCCCGGAGGCGCGGGCTGCCCTGACGGCTTCCTCCACGATGCCCTCCAGGTTGCGGAGGGTGTAGTCGGTGCCGCCCTCGACCCCACCACCGCGCCGGGCCTCCGCCACGACGCTGTACAGCTGGTCGGTCAGGTCGTCGCCGAGCTTGACCTCGTCCTCGGCCAGCAGCTCGTCCAGCGTGACGGAGTCGTCCTTCCGGCCGTCAGTCCACCCCTTCTGGTAACCGATAATCGACGCCTGGCCAAGGAAGCCTGCGAGGGTCCGCTTCGCGTCCTCTCGCTGCCGGGGCGGTACGTTCACCAGGAGGACCGCGTACGCCTCCTGATAGACGTCGTTGAGCGTCCTCTCGGGCTTGCTCTGTGACATCGTGCTCTCCTCTCGTTTGAGTGTCCTCAACAGGATTCGAACCTGTGGACTCCGGCACTAGCAACCGGCGCGCAACCGATGCGCTGAGGACGTGCACGGGATTACGGCTCCCGGCGGCCGGTCGGGCGTCCTCAGCGAGGAACGCGGGGGAGAGACGGGGAGTGGATCTCCCGGGGGTCCTTGGGTGTCGGCTTGGGACCGGGCTGGCTGACTGCCATTCTTCACTCCTCGTTCAGGAACGCTATAGCGATCCGTGCGGCACCCGCGTGGGTGACCGGGTGGCTGGCCGGGGTGACCAGATCGTCGGCCTCCAGCAGGTACTGCGGTCCACGGGCGCGGGTCACCTTGTCCGCCCGCAGGCGGACGATCCACTTGCCGTGGTAGCGGGGGCCGACGCGCCCGCCGCCCGCCTTGGCGACCTGCGCCCGGATGGTCGTGCCGGGCATCACCTTGTCGAACTCGAAGTCCTCGTCCGTGTACGGATCACTCATCGTCTTCCTCCGGGAACATCAGGTCGAAGCAGGGACCGCAGGTGCCGGTCTTGACCAGCTCGCGCTCGTCGGCGTTCAGGTACGGCAGCGCGTTCTGGATGAACATGCCGCCACGCCAGTCGGCGAGGTCGGACTCGCTGACCTCCAGCGTGGTGGCCGTGCCGCACACCCGGCAGGTGTAGTCGCGGGGCAGCCGGGCCGACGACAGGAAGATCGTCTGCGTCTCGCAGACGCGGGTGTCGGGGCTGCCTCCGGGGGCCTCGCTCAGCCAGCCGGAGATGCCGCCGGAGCTGACCGCACCGCTCACGCCGTACTCGGTCTTCATGACCTGCGCGGCCTCGCGCACCAGCTTGGTGTGCTCGGCCGCCGGGCCGTAGCTGTAGATCGCCACGATGCCGTGGCCCCGGTCCTCCGCCTCGTGACGGTAGACGTACCGGGGGTTCTCCAGGGGCTTCCTGTCAGTCATGCTGTCCCTCCTAGTTGAACTGGGATATGGCGTGCTGCTGGTCGATGTCCCAGTGGGACGCCGAAGCGGCGATCTCGCCCTCGGGGCAGAGATCCTGGATCAGGCCGGAGCCGAGAGCCATCACGTGGGAGCAGTGCTGGCAGTCGGACATGTGCTCGATCCACATGGTGTAGCTCGACCAGTACGGGAGCGACGCCAGCCGGTGTACGGCTGGCGCCACGAACTCGTTGGGGAGGTCCATCACGCCACGGCCAGTACGGCGGCGGCGTGCATGCGGCGCTGGATGTCGGCCCACTCGTTCTGGGCGGCGGTGTCGGCCTCCGCCATGCGGGCGGCGGCGGCGCGGCTGGCGTCGCTGCGGGGCTCCGGAACGGTGAGCCGGAAGGCGTCGCCCAGGCCGTACGCGGTGACGCGGTCGAGCCGGAAGGTCCGGGTCTCCCCGGACTGCCGGTCCATCGCCCGGACGTAGCGGTCGCCCTCTGCGTTGCGGGTGATGGCGTACGGCTCGATGGTGCGGACGGTGCCGGAGCTGTTGGCCCGGGTGTAGACGATGGCCAGCGAGCGGTGCTCGCGCATCGCTCGGGTGACCGTCCGGTACAGGCTGTGCAGACGGACGTTGGTGCAGAGCTGAACTCGCATGATCTTTCTCCTGCTCTCCTGGTCCTGCTGGGGTGGTGCGATTTAAGTAAACCATCAAGGGTCCGGCCGGGGACCAACCACGACGAAAATACCCGGCCGGACCTTGCTCACGGAGTGGGGCCCGAACCCACGTCTGCCCCCCGGGGTGCGGCCCCGGCGGCGCTCTGCCATGTTGAGCTATCCGTGATCGGCTCCCCGGTACCCCGGGGAGCCTTCGAGGCTTTCTTTGGGTTGCCCCTCAGACGGACCACCGGCCACGACACTCCGGGTGTCCCCGGCGCGACCGTCCTGGTACCTCTCCGTCCCTCATGTACTCCCACCCGGTCATGATCCGGGACCTGCACCTTGAGAGGGTGCCGGGCATCCATTGCCACCATGGGAGCTGGCCCGGCCGGAGCCGGGGTTGTACGTGTCAGTGCCCGCACAGGGAGCGGTGCCCCTCGTCCATGCCGCAGTGATCACCATTCGAATCGTAGCCCGAGCACTGCCGGTGCGGATGGGCCAGCTGGCAGTCAGGCCCGAACTGGCAGGTGGTGTCGACCGAGGCTCGGGGGGTCATCGTCTGGGTACGCCGCAGCCAGTCGTGGGGGTCGACCAGCGTGCCCTCGACTTTCCGGGGGAGCGCGGCACCGAACCCGGCGCGCCGTCCCTCCTCCTCGGTCAGCCCATAGTCCGCACCCCGGTTGACGCTCTGGACCTGCTCCAGGGTCGCGGGCGGGGACACCGTGTGCCTGGCCAGGATGTCCCCGGCCGAGTACGTCTCGGCCTGCTCGTCCAGTGCGGCGAAGACGCCCGCGTTGTCGAGCGTGTTGATCAGCCAGGCGACCTTCCCGCTCATGCCCACCTGCCCCAGAGCCATGCCCCGGAGTTCGGCCAGGGCCTGGATCGTCTCGTCGCTGTAGTTCATGATCTCTCCTCGATCGCTGGGACTAGCTGACCTCTACGGTGTCCAGGGCGAGGCTGAGCACCTCGTCGTACGACGTTGCGTTGTGCGCGGCCGTGGTGAAATCCTCGGCAGCCTCGCGGTGACCGGCGCGCCGGAGGGCCTGGGCGACCTTGGCGATGATGCCGAAGACGTTGCCGTCCTGGCCGGTGAGCTGGACCTCGACGTCGGGGTAGTTGGGCATGATCTCTCCTCGCTCGATCTTGTGGTGCTGAGTGGACCCGACAGGACTTGAACCTGCCACCCCCTGTGTGCGAAACAGGTGCTCTACCAGATGAGCTACGGGCCCGTGACGACCCCCGCAGACGGGGGCCGGTAGAAGGATCAGCAGGGAGAGCCGCACTTGGTGCAGCGCCCCGCCCATTCGCCCGAGCTGCCCCGGGTGTGCTCGCCGCCCGCCGGGCAGCTACCGTAAACGATCATCTATGCTCTCCTCTCCGTGGTGTCTGCACGTGCCCCCGGCCGGACGCCCTTTGGCAGCTCGGTCGGGTCAGTTGTCGGTCCCGTCGGACCCGGTCTTGCGGACCAGCTCCCAGCCGCGCTCGTAGGTGGCCTCTACGGACAGATCGACCTTGAGGACGTACCGCGTACCGGCCTGGCCGTGGAAGCCGCTCCTGATGCCGTCTCCGGCTTCCTCGGGGGTCTGGTACTGGGTGGGGTCGAAGCCCCGGGAGCCGTCGTCCGACACGACCCGGTCGTTCTCGGTCGAGACGATGTAGTGGGTGTCTGTGCGGTGGGAGCCGGTGCTCTGGCTACGGTCCAGGTCGCGGTCCAGGTCGCGCATGTCGCGGACTCCCATGTCGTACGCCCGGACCAGGTAGGCGTCCAGGGCGGCACGCTCGCTGCCGAAGCCACCGAAGCCACCGGCGTGAATCGCCCGGAGGGCCTCGTCCTGGAGCTGCTGGAGCGGAGTGCGGTCAGTCATGATCGGTTACCTCCCCGCCGCATGGCGGATCATCGCAGCGGCACGGGCTTTGGGGTGCTCGCGATTCAGGGCTGACGCCTTGACCACGATCATCGTCTCGGAGTTGATGAACCGGACGTTGATCATCCCGCCGTCCAGCACCTCATCGACCATGACCATCTCCGGTCCGTCGAAACGGTCCCACCAGACATACTCACCGTGTGCGAACATCGTTTGCTCCTGCTCTGCTGTGAGGCTGAATTGCCCCCGCCAACGGCCGGGCCCCGGGTAGGCGGACCGGCCGCTCGCAGCGAACTCAGGCTTCATCGATCGCCTTCTTGACGGCTTCCTTGAGGTCGAAGCGGTGGGCCGCCTCCCACGCGTGGAGCGCCCGCCGGGCTTCCTGCTCGGCCTTGGCCAGCTGGACGTACTCGACCCGCTCTTCCTGGGCCAGGGGAGCGACCCGCAGGAGGTGCTCGGTGAGCTGGGTGCGGCTGCCGTCGGACCAGGTGACCAGAATGTTGCCGTTGGCCGCGTGGAAGCCAGTGGCCGTACCCGAACGGGCGTAGGGCTTGGCCGGGTAGCCGTAGCCACCGCCGGACACACCCAGCTCGGTGAAGGCCACCGCTACCTTGACGACGGCCTGCTTGGTCGCGGTGGCGATCTTGTCGATCAGCTTGGCCTTGGTCTCAGCCGAGAGGACGTTGCTCGCGACCTTCGCGCCCCAGTTGCCGAACTCGGTGACGTGGATGTCGACGGTCTGGCCGTTCTTCTCGACCTGCCCGGCCGGGTACTCGATCATGATTTCTCCTGTCTGGCTGTGAGCCCTGTTGCCCGCAGAACGGCCGGGCCCCCGTAGGGTACCGGCCGCTCGCCGTGCTAGGGGATCACTTACCGGTCACGCCCACCAGGCCCACGGCCGCGAGCGCGTCGGCGTTCATGGCGTACGCCTTGTCCGCGTCGGCGACCGTCTGGCTGAACGACGTGATCGCGTTGAACAGCCCGCCGGTTGTGGTGTCGCCACCCTTGATGAAGTGCTCCAGGATGCCGTCCGTGTCCTCCTTGGAGAATGCGTCCCGCTTGACCAGAGCCTTGACCACGTCCTGCGGCTTGCCGGTGACGGGGCGGTCGGAGCCGGACTCGATGCGCTCGATGACCCGCTCCATGTAGTCCGTGTCCAGGAACGTCTTGACCGCGTCCCGGGTCTGGAGGGTGATCAGCTCCAGGTTCTTGGCGGCGGTCTCCTCGCTGTAGCGGACGACGCCCTCCTCCTCCAGCCGGGAGCCGAGGTGGCGGCGGCTGACCGCGTCCTGGGTGATGGTCATGCCGTTGGTGCAGACCTCGATCTCCAGGCTCGGGGTGATGCTGAAGGCACCGCCGCCGGTCTCGGAGTTGGAAAGGACGAACCCGGCGAACACGGTCGGGTTGTCCGCGCCACGGTTACCGCTGAAGGGGCTGCGGTAGTCGCGGAGCAGCTTGGGCGCGAGCGCCTGGACCTCGGGGACGACCACCTTGACGTACATGCGGCGGTCGGTCAGGTCGGCCTGACGGACGACGTGGGCGTCGAGCCCGGCGGACTTCATGCCGGACAGGGTCGCCATCAGGACGTCCCAGTTGTCGATCGTCTTGTAGCTGTCGGACAGCAGCGCCCGGGCGTAGCCGTTACCACCGTCCTGGCCCTTGAAGGTCCGGACGAGGAACTTGCGGGGGTCGGTCTCACGGACCAGCGTGCCGTCGTTCTTGGTGAAGCCGTGGAGCTGGCCGTTGATGTTGGAGTCGATCAGGTCGAGCTTGTTGGTGTCCCGCAGCTCCCGGACGTATGCCCGGGGGACGCGGAGCTTGGCGGCCACGCCCTCGTCGTACACGGGGGACGGCGCGTAGTGCGCGACCGGGGTGGTGACGCCGGTGTCGGTCACGGCGGCCTCTCCGGCGCCCCGGATGACGACGTTGCCCTGGTGCGACCACAGGTCGCGGGCGGGGACGATCAGGTCTTCCTTGCGGTCCCGCTGCTCGGTCAGCTCGGTGACGAGCCCCTGAAGCGAAGCGTTGCGAAGGTTGAGCTGCATGGTGATCTCCTGAGTGTGCAGTTGAGGCCCTGTTGCCCCCGCCAACGGCCGGACCCGTGAAGGCGCCCGGCCACTCGCAGCGAACAGGATCAGTTGGTGGCGTGGCCCCGGAGTTCCGAGAGGATCATGATGCACTCGGTCCGGGTCAGGCCCGAGGTGTCGTACTCGGGGTCGCCGTGCTCCTCCTTGAGCATCTCGTACAGCCTCGCCAACGACACCTTGTCGTACGACGCCTGCACCATCTCGAAGGCCTGGAAGGTGGTCTCGTACTGGCCGTGCCCGGCGATCTCCGCCCGGATGGTTCCGTGTCGCTGGCTCATGATCGGCACTCCCTTGCAGCGTGCAGCGAGCGGAAGACGATGTTCATGTAGGCGTCGTACTCGTCCCGGCCGAAGCTGGCGTCGTACTTGGCGTGCATCTTGCAGAGGCCGCGTGCGACCTCCGCCACGCGGCAGGCGCCGTCGTTGGTGTCCGACCGGTCGTAGGCCGCGAGGATCATCTCGGCCTCTTCGGTGTACTTGTCCGCCAAGGTGACGCTCCGGGGGAGCTTGGCGATGCGGGCCATCAGCTCGGGCTGCGCGGAGTACGCGCTGTCGTCGTAGGCGATGTCGTCGCCCCACTCGTTGTCGCTCATGATCTCTCCTGGTGTCGCTGGGGTGGTCCGTGCGGGGCGCCGGGTTGCGACCCCGGCCGTCGTGGTGACCGGCCGGTCGATCCGGGGATCTCGTCCCCGGCGTCCCAGTGCGCGGTAAGGGTCTGACCCCCGACCGTGCCTGGCGGATTGTGGCTCCGCCGGGCCGTGTGGTGCTTGTGCCTGGCCGTGCTCGCCGGTCTGGCCGGTCGAGTCGTTCCGCAGGCGATCGTGCTCGTGTATAGGTGACGCTCTCGATGTCGCGGCTAAGTACCGTCCGGGGCGGTCCGTGAGGATCACCGCTGGGTGGCTCGCTCGATCGTTTCGTGCTGGCGCTCGATCCCTCGCGCTTACCCCGCCCGGATGTGTCCGACGTGATCAGTCAGTGCCGTATGTCCTCGGCTGATCACCGGCCGTCCCCGGGCAGCGTTTCCGCTGCTGGATCTTGCTTCCGTTTTCTTGGGGAGGGTCGGTGCCCTGTCGCCGGTCGCGCTTCCGCTTTTAGGCCCTCCCCGGTTCCCCGGGGGCTCTGCCTGGGACTTGCCGCTTGCCCCTGCCCTACAACCACAAATATACGGGCGGTAGTGAGTTATGTAAAGTCTCACTTAAGCCTCTGACCTGGGGCTTTCAAACTCGTAGGTAAAGTGTTGGTAAAGTGATCAAGGCTTCGGGGGCCCTCAACCCCCATACGAATGAGGCAAGTTCACTGACCTGGGGTTATACGAAAACTATGCGAGGCCACCGGCCCGGAAGTTACCGCGCCGTAGTGATCAAGCTCTGACCAGGGGAAATCCCTAGCAGAAAGAGCTGGCCCACTCGTACCGGGCCAGCTCCGAAAGGCTCTTAGACGGCAACCTCGCCGTTTTGCTACCCTACGTATCAGTAACTTGAAGGATAATTACCCATAGCTACCGGCTCCCCAACCGGTAGCTGACATATTTATTCGGTCGCCTTCAGCCGCTGCTTCATGATCTTGTGGTCGGTTCCGGACTGCCGGAGCGACCGGACCATGGCCGCGAAGGCCAGGCAGCAGATCGCCAGAGAGATCATCGCGATCATGAGCGCCTGAGCGATCATGACGAAGACGACCGCGACTCCGGCCAGAGCGATCATGGCCCAGACCGCGAGGACGAAGTGACCGGCGTACCGGCTGGCGATGTCCATCTCCGGCACCGGCACCGGCGCGACGGCCGGAGGGTAGTGGTGGTGATGGATCTCGATCTTGTTGACGTTCGGCTGCGCCCAGTCCCGCTCGGCCATGTCGTACCGGGTGTACTCGACCAGCTCTGCCAGACGCGCCTGCTGCTCATCCATGAGTCGTCATCTCCTTGATCCTGTCCCAGTGCGCCGCTACGTAGATCACCGCGAGGAAGCCCAGCACCGTGAACGTCAGCCGCCGGTTGGCCCGGCGGCGCTGCTCCCTGCGGGCCCGTCGGCTGCGCCTCACCACCATTCGATCCCCCCGAACAGATCGTCCCCACGGTGGCGCAGGTACGCCCGGCCGGGGACGGTGATCACCGTCATGATGATCGCGATGGCGACCATCAGGACGAGGGAGCCGACGACGTTCGCGTTGGCCGCGTCGCCGGGGAGCAGCGTCGCGAACAGGATGAGGAACACCAGCCCGAGCGCTCCGTCGATAACCAGGACGGTGCCCTTGACGACTTTGCTTACCATGATCTTCGCCTCCGTTGACATGAGCTGACACGGGTCCGTGTCAGTAGATGGGTGTCAGAAAAAGTGATCTAGGTCAGAGCCTCTGTCAGAAGACCTGACACCGGCGTCTGACACTCAGCTGACAAGGCTCCTGACATGCTCTGACAGCCGTTGCTTGGTGACCTCTGGGAGTCGGCCCCGGAGGATGTTCACGGACCTCGTTACCGGGTCCAAGTGATACGGGTTCCAGCAGCGGGTCATCCTGCACAGATGGTCGGGCTCCAAGCCGTCCGGTAGATCATCGATCATCTCTCGGTACGCCACTCGATGCGCGTACTGGGTACGGCCTTCGATCATTACCCGGCTGTAGTCGTGTCCTGTACTGCGGGCCACCCAGCACGGGAGATCCAGCCCTTTTACCAGGCATGGAACCTCCCGTGACCGGGCTTCCAGACGGGCGAGCGGGTCCATCAGGGCCGGTGGCCGTTACTGACACGAGCCCTGATGTAGTACGGCGGCTTGCCGTTGACCTGGGTCAGGCGGCCCTCCTCCACGAGCCTGTTCAGCTCGTTGTAGACCCACTGGCGGGTCCGGCCGACCAGCCCGGGGAGGTCGTTCAGATCGGAGAAGTTGACGTCCATCTGGCCCCGGGTCTCCAGCTCATCGATCTTGCTCTCCAGCAGAGCGACCGCCTTCTCACGGGTCATCCGGTCCTCGGGCTCCGGCGGCCGGAGCGCGAACACGACGTCGTTCTTGGGACGGGCGATAGGCATCGACACGTCCACCTCCTCCTCGAACGGGTCCTCCATGTCACCGGCCACGGCTGCGACCGGCTCCTTGACCGGGTCGGCCGACAGACCCCGGGACAGGTACGCGAGCGTCCCGGCGTCGATCGTCGCCCAGTACCCGGCCGCCTTGCTCGCGGCTAGCTCAGCCTGCTTCTGCTCCCGGCTGAGGTAGTACGCGCGGGCCTCCTCCGCCCACTTCTCCGGGTCGGTGCCGACCAGCTCCCCGTACAGAGAACCGGGGTAGTTGTTCCGCCACTTGGTGGGGTCGGCCCCCTTCTCCAGCGTCCCGGCGCTCAGGGCGAAGCGGGCGTCGTAGTGCTCGACCGCCCCGTGGCAGAGGCTGTTGGTGAACTGCCCCCTCGTCTTCCGCTCGATGTTGCTGTGGTGGGCGGACGTCATGCTCGCGCAGAGACTGATGCCGACCGAGCGCGCGGTGCGGATCGCCTGGTCGAACTCGTCGTTGCCCGACAGGACGGTCGCGGCCTCTTCGATGTCGATGAAGAGGAGCGGCATGCCGTGCAGGGTCCACAGCTCCGGCTCCCACTGCTGGTAGCCGACGGTGCCGTCGCTCCTGGTCAGCTCGCCGAAAACCTGCGCCCGGTACTTGATCGCATCGGGCAGGTTCCGGATGAACTGGTTGGTGTCGTCCTCGCCGTCGATGGCCAGGCCGAGGCAGTGGGCGATGGCGCCGAAGCCCTGCTTGAACTTCTCCGGGTCGGCCACGATCGGGACGACGTCGATGCGCCAGCGCATGTCGATGATCGCGGTGACGATCGTCTCGGTCTTGCCCGCGCCGGTGACGCCGGTGGTCAGCGTGTGCGGCAGGGGGCGGGGGCTGTCCGGGTCGGAGTTGCCGACGATCCACATGGCCAGGGGGGTGCCACCGGCGCGCTCCCCGGGGACCAGGGCGGCAGCGGCGATGCTCTGACCAGGAGCGGAGGGCCCGGCCCACTTGACGGACTTCTTGAGGGACTCGGTGAGCTGGAACGCCAGGGTGACCTGACTCGCATCCCCGGAGACGCCGGTCACGGTGACCTCGTCCTCGCCCATGCCGACGACCGAGGCGATGCGGCTCCGGTCCATCTGCACGTCGGCCGTGGTGCTGCCGCCCTTCTCCATCTGGATGGTCGTGGCGACCCGGCCGGGCTTCTCCTCGACCTTCTTGACCGTGCCGTTCTTCAGGCTGGCGATCTTGTCCAGCAGGCTGTCGTGGCCCCCGGCCGCCTTGTCGTCGTCGTGGTGGGGGGACATGGCCGCGTGGCGGATGCCCCACAGGGCGGAGACGAAGATGCCGCCCATCACCCAGCTCTGCGTCATGCCGCTGGTCAGCGGGTCGGTGGCCGTGGCCACGACCAGCCACCCCAGCACGACGGTCGCGAACACGGTGGCCGCGTTGCGGGTGTGGGGGTGGCGCCGGTTCCACATGGTCCAGGTCGAGTAGACCAGCGCGGTGCACCCGGCGGACAGGAAGGCGATCATGACCGGCTTCCCGCCCCACTGCCAGTGAGCCAGCAGGGCCACCGGCATGACAACGACGCAGATCAGCGGTGCCGTCAGGTACGGCATCATCCGTGATCCGGCCAGTCCGCTGACCCCGAGCCGCTTGGTGCGGACGGCGCTGCGGCTCCCCTGCTTGCTCATCCCGTGGCCCCCTTACTTGATCGTGAAGCGCTGGTGGGACTTGGCCTTGGTCTCGGACTTCTCCAGGATGTCCGCGTACACCTGCTCGAACGTCGACCATGCGGACACGAAGCCGCTGGCCGCCGAGGCGAAGTGATCCGCCGACGCCTCCAGGTGCTTGGTGACGCGCTTCATCTTCCAGGCGGCGGCCCACTGGTGACCGAGCTTGGCCATGTCCCGGGCGCCGGAGGTCAGCTCCCCGGCCGCGAGCGCGGACTGGACCGCGAGGTAGTGGGACAGCTTGCGTCCGGCCTCGCAGAACTCGTTCAGGTCGTGCTGGTCGGACAGACCGACCTCGTCCATCGCCTTGACCAGAGCCTCGATGCCCCCGCCGCCGGACGACTTGCGGGCGGGGCGGGACGCAGACGGACGGGACGCGGGCTGGCCCTGTCCGGTGAGTCCACGGTCGCTGGCGTCCTGTCCGTTCGCCGGGGTCGTGCCCCGGGTGGTGTTGTCTCCTGCTGCCATGATCTTGTCTCCTTGTCTCAGGCTGTCCGGACATCCGGACGGTTACGGGCGATGGCCTTGCGCAGCGTGTCCGGCTTGGTGTCCGGCAGCTTGTCCAGCACGGCGGTGCGGATGTCCTCGTCCGAGATGTCCGGGTCGGCGGACACCAAGTCGCGGACAAGGGAGGGGACAGATCCATCGGCTGTCCGGCGGACAGGCTTGGGGTTGATCCGGAAGACAGGTCCGGTGTCCGGCTGTCCTCCGGCGAAGGCCACGACGTCCGTGTCCGTGTCCAGAGCGGACGCCAAGGCGGACACGGACAGGGGCGGCCGGACAACGGGGGCGGACACGGCGTCCGGGGTCTCTGTCCGGACAGCGGCCATGTGCAGCAGGTGTCCGAAGACGAGCGCCGGGATGCAGGACACGGTGATGACGAGGGCGACCTGCTGAGCGGTGAGGCCCGGCTTGCCGTAGAGGTGGGCGATGGGCTGCGCCGCCATGGCCAGGAGGATTGCCAGAATGGCGCCCCAGACGGCCGTGGCCTTGCCGGGGGTACCGGGGGCCCGCTTGGTGGCTACGACGGCCGCTATGCCCGCGTAGGCGGTCAGGGTGCCGGGCATCCCCCAGGCGAGCGTCGGGCTCCACCCGGCCTGGTGCGCGAGGTAGTGCTCACCGGGGGCGCACATCACCAGGACGAAGACCGCGACGACCGGACGGCCGACGTTCAGGATCAGCCGGACCCACCACAGGTCGCGTCCGGTGTCCTGTGTCCGCTTGAACCACTTCGGTGTCCGCATGTCCTGGCTCTCCTGTCCTGACTGATTTAGTTAAATCACCCTGGATAAAGAAGTGTCCGGCCTGTCCGCTCAGCTGTCAAGCGGACAGGCCGGACACGGCCGGACACGGATCAGGCTCCCGGACAGACGCCTCCGACCGGACCCCAGTTGTGGGTGTCGTGGGACACGAGGGCGGACAGGCGCGGACATGGCTCGTGTCCGGTGTCCGGCGGGCGGGTGCCCAGGACACGGGCCCGGGCGGACATGACGGCGGACAGCTCCGCAGCCGCCCGGCCGAAGTTGCGCAGAGCGAGGGCCATCTCCTCCAGGCCGGACACCACGATGTCCAGGTCTATCTGTCCGCCCACTGGATGCCCTCCATGTCCGTGACGTCCACCGTCTTGAGGGACATCAGCTCCAGCTCGTCCCGGGGAATCTTGAACGTCTTGCTCGTCCCCTTGACCACCAGCCGGGCGATCGGCTCGTCCGTCATCGGCAGGGGACTCCTGGCCGTCCCGGACATCTCGATCAGCCGGTCCCCGGCTCTCATACTCGCCAGGTACACGAAGCACGTCATCACTGTCTCCTCTGTCCGGCCGGTAGCGTCCGCTACCGGCCCACCGGGCGATGCGCCCGGCCTCGGCCAGCAGGTCGATCCTCTTCTCTATCATGACCTTCCTCGTCCGGCGGTGGACGTCCGGGGGTGGGCGTGCCACTTCCAGGTCTTGCGGTCGACGTGTTCGAAGACCGCTCCGGCGTCGAGCATGCGGATCAGGTACGCCTCGTCCTCGCCACGGTAGCGGCCGTCCGGCAGGGTGAAGCCCTCGGGGAAGCCGTCCACCCGGCGGACCATCTCCGTGCGGACCAGATGGGTCATGGGGATGAAGCTCCCGGCCCGGCGGAGATGGGCCTCCTGCTCCTTTCCGAAGCGGATCCCCCAGGGCAGCATCAGGTGGCCCTGGACGGTGACGGCCGTGGGGTCCGGTCCGCCGACCATCCGGGGGACCGGGTAGACCAGGTCCGGCGGCGGGTCGTACCGGCCACGTGGCGTCTCGAACGGCCGCATGCAGACCTTGAGGTGACCCTCAAGAAGCTCGTCGTCGTCATCGAGCCAGGCGATGACGTCGGTGGTGACGCGCTGCATCGCCCGGTTGCGGCTGGCGGCGGCTCCGGTGCGCTGGCTGTCCCGCTCGACCACGAGCTGATCGAACGGGCGGACCTGGCTCTTGGCCGACAGCACGGCTCGCTCCAGCTCCCTCTCCCGGCCGGGGATCGTCGGGATGACCACCGCCACCGTGAGCCTGGTCATCGCCACTCCCGGGGGGAGCCGAGGGCCCGGAAGACCATGTTCAGCCCGTCGCGTATGTCCCGGTTGAAGTCGGCAGCCGTGACCACCCGGCGGACCCGGGCTGCACGCTCGATCTGGTGCGTGGCCTTCTCCACGTTCGGGTATCGGATCTTCATCAGAACCACTTCCCCCAGTGCTGGTAGCCACAGCGGCGGCAGACGGCCGACGCGAACTGGCCACCCTGGATGAACGGGTGCGGGATCAGGATCCAGAAGGTACGGATCAGTGCTCGGTAGATCATCGTCTCTCACTCCCTGGCGGTGGTGGTGCTGGCAGGGTGAACGGATCCGGCTGCGCCCCGCAGTACTGGCACATCCACCGGTGGCCCTCCGAGAGGAAGTTGTGCCCCGTCCACACCCCGCACCACCATCGGCCTAGCCTCGACTTCACCAGCGGTCTCCTCGTCCATTCGTGTTGTCGCCCCAGTGCCAGTACCACGTGCGCCGGTTCAGGTGGGTGAACTTCGCTCCGGCCCGGAGCAGGGCGTCCCAGGCCCCCCAGTCATCGCAGGGATTCTCCGGCGGACCCTTCGGCTGGAAGCCGCCGACGTCCTGGAGCAGGGCCGTACGCACCAGCACGGTGACCGGGATGTAGTTTTGGGCCTCCAGAGCCTTCGCGCTGAACTCCTGACCCTCGAACTGCGGGAAGGGATCCCAGCCCTCGGGGACGGTGAACCACGGGTAGACGAGGTCGGCCCCGGTGGTCCGCGCGCAGTCCAGCAGGGAGGCGATGTGGTCCGGCCGCCACTGGTCGTCGGAGTCAAGGAAGGCGGTCCACTGCGTGGTGACCCCGGCCAGCGCCCGGTTGCGGGTCTCGGCAGCACCGGCATGGGTGGTGTCCACGGCGATGCTGATGGCGTCGACCGGCCGGGTCTGCCAGGCGACCGACTCCATCGCCCGGTCGAAGATCGCGGTTCGCAGCCGGGGCAGGTGCACGGGGATGACGGCGGTCACGCCGCCGGTCAGCCTCATGCGGGGGTGGCCCTCCAGTTCCCCTCGAAGCCCTGGTTGAAGTGCCAGCTGATCTCTTGCCAGAGCTTGATTCCGTAGTCCGCGTTGGCCGCGAACACGGCCTGCCCCGGCTGGCCGGGCTCCGCCTGCATGAAGTAGTAGAAGCTCTCCCTGCACCAGTAGCTGACGTGCGTCGGGTCGGCGATGGCGTGCCAGGTCGGCAGCCCGTTCTCGGTGATGATCAGCGGCAGGATCACCTCGAAGACGCCGCCCGGCCGGAGCACCCTGTGTGCCTCGTTGAAGATGTCGATCCGGCCCTGCCCGGCGGGGATGTGCTCCAGCACGTGGCTTGCCCGGATGTGGTCCACGGTGTCGTCGCCGGTCGGCCAGGGGACCTGCTGAGCCTCCCGCTGCCAGTCACCGTGGCCGTTGCGGCTGTCCAGGTTGACCCACCCCGGCTGGACGAGGGTTCCCCCGCCGATCTCGATGTTCATCAGTGCCTCGCGCTTCCCTCGTACTTGAGCCACGGGTTGGAGATGTGATCACCGGGCAGGGCCGACGGCCGCAGCTGATACCGCCGCAGGACGTACGGCTGACTGACCTGGTCCTGGAAGGTGTGCCGCTGGACCTCGGCCATCCACGCCGCACTGAAGTCGCTCAGGGCGTCCCGGTAGTAGTTGCAGTTGCGAATGATGACGCCGGTGGCCCACAGCCCCCAGTGCTCGGGCATACCGGCCTCGCGGTACTCGGCCGCCTGGCGGGCCAGATCCTGTCCGGCGTACTTGGGCAGCGTGGCGCTGAAGGCGGCCTCGTCAAAGAGGCAGTCCCGCCACGGGTGGGCGAACTGCGCCAGGGGCTCCGCGTACTCCCCGGCCTCCGCCAGGAAGCGCGGGGAGGTGATGCGGTAGCTGCCGTCGATCCAGGCGGTGAGCAGCGCCCGAGTGTGGGCCCGGGGGTGGAACTTCGGGTACTTGGCGGCCACGTTGCGGTGCAGACCTGGCTGGGGGTTCTCCACGACCCTCCAGCCTGCCAGGGCCCCGGGCTCGGCCTCGGTCAGCAGAGCCGGGTTGTCGGTGACCAGCACCCAGTCGACCTTCATCTCGACGTCGTACCCGAAGATCCTCATGACCTGCGGGCAGATGGGCTTCACGGTGTCGTAGCCATCGAAGATCCCGGTGATCACCGCTGCGTCGAACCTGGCCGGGTCGCCCTTCACCGGTACCACTCCACAGCGGCCTCGACGCGGTCCCAGTCCAGCTCGGGCTTCCAGTCCAGAAGGTCCCAGCCCTCGCCGGTGGCGGCGCTCAGCGCGCTCGCCGTCTCGCCCCGGCGCATCGGCAGGTACTCGACACCGGCCTTGCTACCGGTCCATCCCAGGACCCGACGGGCCAGCTCGTTCACCGTGACGGGCTGGCCGGTACCGGCGTCGAAGGTCTCGTCGTCCCCTCCCTGAGCGGCAGCCTCGACAAGCATCCGGCCGACGTCATCCGCGTGGACCAGATCCACAATCTGCTCGCCGCCTCCCCAGATGGGGATCGGCTGGCCCTCCCAGGCACACCGGGCGAACGTCGGGAGGATCTTCTGCGGGTGGCCGTGACCGTGGGCCTGGTGAGGGCCGTAGGCGTTGAAGGCCCGGACGTGGCTGACCGGCAGGCCCTTGGACAGGTGCCAGGCCGTGGCCAGCCGGGTGGCGCAGATCTTGGTCGCGGTGTAGACGGACGGGAACACCGGCGGCATGGTGATGCCGACGTAGCGGACGCCGTGGTTGTGGCACCACTCCAGCACGCGGAGCGTACCGATCACGTTGGCGTGCACGGCCTCCTCCGCCGTGTCGAACAGTTCGTCCGTGCCGAGCATCCCGGCCAGGTGGATCACGACGTCCGGGTGGGTCGGGGGCCACATGCCGTGCAGGATCAGCTCGTCCAGGTCTCCGAGGACGTCCTGTCCGGCCGCCCGGTCGAAGGACCACGCCGTGTGTCCGGCGCGTACGGCGGCGGCGATCGTCGCCCTGCCGATGAAGCCGTTCCCTCCGGTGACTGCGATGCGCATCAGTGGGGGTATCCGTTCCACTTGGCCAGGAAGAGCTGGCGGTCGACGTGCGTGCGGGCGGTCAGCTCGGCGGAGGCCGATGTCGTCTCGCCGGGGGAGAGGTGGACCACGGCGCAGCCGGGAACGCACAGTGCCCCGCCCGACAGCCGGGCGGTGAAGTCGAGGTCGTTGTCCCCGTACCACCACTCGAACTGCTCGTCGGTCTTCAGGCCGGACTCCCCCCGCAGCATGAAGCACCAGCCGGTGATGCGGGTGGAGACGTCGGCGTTGGGCTGGGTGAGCAGCACCCGCCGGTCATCGAAGGCGTTCGGGTAGGCGAGCACGGCGGTGGTGGCCCGCATCTCGCGGTCCAGGGTCTCGGTCAGATGAGGGCAGGCGATGATGTCGTCGTTGGTGACCAGGACGTTCCACTGCTCCTGTCCGGCCGCCTTGGCGTAGGCGGCGGCAGCGGCGATGCCCAGGTTCCACCAGCGCTGGATGTTCTTGGGAGGGTCGGCATCGTCAATCGCGACGATCTTGCCTCCCCCGATGTCGGGGACGGTGAACTCCTCGCTGGTGCGGACCAGGAACAGCAGATCGACCTGATCGACCAGGCTCTCCAGGCATCCGTCCAGGCACTCCCGGCCGAAGCTCGGGACCACGGCGTAGGTGAGCGTCACCGGCCACCGACCTGGGGCCGGAACACGGCGTTCATCTGCTCCTCCAGAGCGTCCAGCCGCCGGGCGATGGACAGCGCCCAGTCGGAGCTGATGATGGCTGTCAGCTCCCGGCCACTGCGCAGGCACAGCTCTGCGATGTCCATGGCCGCCTCCCGGTCGTAGACGTTCCCGGAGATGATCCAGCGGTCCCCGTAGCTCTTGGCGGAGCGGTCCAGCATGGCCTGGCAGTCCTCGCGGCTCAGGGACATGGGCTGTCGCTCTCCGCGCTCCACACGGAGCTGCTGTCCTCCTTGAGGCACCGGCGCACCCGGCCGGAGCGGCGCAGCCGGTCCAGAGTCAGGTACGTCAGGCTCGCGGTGAGGCCCGTCTTCTCGGCGACCTCGTTGCGGGTGAGAGGGCCCTCCGCTGCGAGCAGGTCGTAGACCCGTTCGTCTCTGTCGATGTTCTCCTGCGGCCGGGGGCGTCCCCGGCGCGGGGTGTCGCTCATTACTTGGTCCCTTCGGGCATGCGCGGCTCACGGTGAAGCTCGGCACACGCCAGGCCGTGAATCCCGGCGAGGTGCTTCTCCAGGTCCCCGATCTTGATCACTACCGCGTGGCACGGGGGGTCGGCCACGGCCGCTGCGAGATCCTCGTCCCAGGAGTACCCGCACCGCAGGCACTCGCGGTGCAGCCGTTCGTTCGTGTCGTAGCCGACCACCTCGTTGAGACGGCCGTGCGTGCATTCGCCCCACCGCATGTACTCGGTGGTCGCCCCGATCTTCAGGCACTTGGGGCAGAGGGGGTCGTCTCCGCTGAAGGGCTGGTGCGCGGCTTGCATGACTTTCCTTTCACCGATTCGCTCAATACTAGAGCGCGCCCAGGGCCAGCTGCTGCTTGAGGTACTCGCGGTGGAGGTCACCGGGGGTGACGTCACCGTTCCAGCGGCCGTCATCGAAGATGTGCCAGCCCCCGAGTTCGGCCGCACGGTCGGCCAGCTGCGAGCAGATGAGGTGGCCGCCGTTCTTGATGAAGCCCTGGAGATGCGGCGCCGGGATGTGGAACCGGTGCAGCGCGAGCAGCCCGTAGTCGAGGAAGCTGTACGGCGTGCCGACCAGGGAGTGCGCGGCCTCCGCCACGGCTGCCCGGTACTGCTCGGGGCAGCGGAGGTAGACCACGTCGGTGTGCCAGTCGGGGACCTCCTGCGCCCCACCGGGCATGGCCTCCACGATCAGGCCGTAGCCGGTGACGACGTCGACATGCGCGTATTTCTTGAAGCCGTCTCCGTTGGCCCACTGGAGAGCGCGGATGATCCGCCCTCCGAAGCCGCTGATCGTCGTGATGCCGATGTCGCCGGGCTGCGGCTGGTAGGCGGCGGCGCGGGCTCCGGCGGTCTCCCACCGGGTGTGCTGGCTGTCGGGCATGTACGCTCCATGGTTGGTGTGGTCATGAGACGGGCCCGCAGGCGAGGGGTGGGGAGACACCTCGCTTGCGGGCCCTGCCGGGTAATTACCTCCACCCGATTTTATTAAACCACCCTCGTCAAGGGGTGTAGCGGTAGCACGTGAGCCAGGTCGTGTCGATCTGGACCGACGAGCCCTTGGCCGCGTAGCTCCCGGCGAGGGCGGACTCGTTCTGGAGGATCCAGTCGGCCGCGTCGGGGAAGTCGGCATTCACCGTCTTGACGAGCTTGCCGTCCAGGTAGAAGCGGATGTGGCCCGGGACGATCTCGGTCGAGTAGGTGTGCCAGCTCGTCCACGCGCTGTTGGGGGCTACGTCCGCCTTGGACTCGTTGAACTCGTGGGTGAACATGCTCACGGGGTCATGGTCGAAGTTGCCTCCGGCCTCGGGGTAGTCGACCTCGTTCGGGGTGTAGCGCAGGTGGGCCATCTTGAAGCCGGGCGTGCGGGTGCGGACGACGAGACGCTCGGTGAACTTGCCGTAGCGCAGGCCCATGCACTTGACCGGCACCAGGGCGGCCACGTGATTGGACCCACCGGCGGCAGGACGATACATCTTGACGTGGAGCTGGCCGTCGGTACCGGAGGGACTGATCCAGGTGGTGTCGTCGGGCCGGTAGTGGCCTCCGAGGGTACGGCCGCCGTTGCCGTCGTTGCCGGAGGTCGCGGTGTCGTCCCATCCGGACGGGTAGGCGCCGATGCTGCGGTAGATGCTCCCGGTGCCGGTGCCGTACTGCTTGAGCCCGGAGCACTTGAAGTCACCCTCCCCAGCGCATCCGCTGAAGCTCCCCTTGGCTGCGTGCTGCCCGTTGAAGGTGTCCCGGAGGAGGAGCTTGAAGGCGCCGCAGTTGCCGACCGGGGCAGCGTTGCTGGTGACGTGGCACGCGTCCTGGCTTGGGGTGACGGCTGCTCCGGCCCGAGGTGCAGGCCCCAGAAAGAGGGAGGCGAGGCCCATGAGCATCACCCCAGCCAGGATCATCCAGGGACGAACGAAGTTCCGCCGGGCGTGGGCTCCGGACATGACGGGTCTCCTTTGGTCGCTCCGGACAGCGTAGAGCCCGGCTCCCCCGTGGAGAGCCGGGCTCGGGTACGGTCCGGTCAGCTCGTCCAGATGGTGGCCAGGTAGGCGACCAGTGCGGACAGGATCAGCCAGGCGGCCACGGTCTCGAACGTGTGGCTCCAGCCCCGGTCGACCGGTCGGGGCTCCTTGGTCTCGGCCGTCTTCAGGTTGGTGACCTTGTCGATGTCCATGCTCTCCTCATCTCGTCAGTTGGTTGATCTGGTTGCGGGTGATCACCTGCGTACTGCGGGTCGCCAGGCCGTACAGCTTGTGGTGGTGCTCCGCCCAGTTGAGGCCTGGCCCGGGGGTGCACTCCACGCACTGGCACGGGCCGGAGTCGTAGACGATCGGCTTGGCGCCCGGCTTGTGATCGGCGTACTGCCTCATGACCAGCCCCACAGGTAGAGGACGATGAAGATCACGACCACCACGGCCCAGAAGCTCAGCTGGCTGAACACGGTGTCGTAGAAGCCAGGTCGGCGGGGATACAGGCGGCGGCTCATCAGCTCCTCCACCGGGGGGCTCGGGTCGGGTCCTGCTGGACCCACTGCCGTTCGAGAGCTTCCTTGATCTCGACGTCGTGCACGGCGGCCATCTTGAACAGCGCCATCGCCGGGGCGGTGAGGAAGCGGGTGTCACCACTCGGGGTCGACATGGTGAAGATCGCCTCGTACGCGTCCTCCGCGAAGCGGTACCGGGGACGGTCCGTCTCGCCGGGCATGTTGGAGCAGCCCAGGGTGTAGAGCACGTACCGGCGCGGGAGCGCCGTCTCCCGGAACAGGCGTGGCTCGTACCACCGGCAGGCCGGGCACCGGCGGCCCTCGGGGGTGAACTCCCCGGCATGGTTGTGCTTGTCCTGGCGGGCGGATGCCACCCCGAGGAAGGTCCCGTGCACGGGCAGGCTCCCGTGCTCCAGGGGCAGGTCGAGATCGAACTCCTCGCCCACTTCGTCGGGCTGCGGGTACAGCTCGGTCCTGCGCGGATCTGTGATCATCTGCTCTCCTCAGTCATGCTCTCCTGGTCAGCGTACCCGGTAGGTTATACGGCCACCCCCACCCGTCTTGTTACCCACTCGTACTGATCATGTCCTGACCAGCCACTATCCCGGAGAGCGGAGCCTGGCCCGGTCGTAGAGCCCCTGCTCCGGTAGGCCGGGAGAGAGGAACCTCGGCACTTTCCTACCCTACGTAGTGGTAACTTGCAGGATAATTACCGACGGTTATCGTATAGCCAACCGGTCTGTCGTATAGATCACTTGGCTCCGGCCAGCCCCAGAACGGTGCCCATAACGATCAGCGCCATGAGGGTCAGCCACACAATGATCACGATGAACTTCCACGAGGACAGCCGCTCGACACGGGCGGGGAGGGACACCCGGTGGGTGCCCCTCCCGTGCTGTCCGGTCACACCTGGTTCTCGGGCTTGCGGCCCCGGTTGTAGATGCCCTTGACGTGCGTGTAGGCGGCGGCCCCCAGGGTGGTGCCGTAGTGCCGCTTCGCGGTGGCCACCTCCCCGATGAACTGCGCCGGGGTCGTGTGCCGCAGCTTGACCACGAGACCCTGCACCTGCTTGGGCTCGATCTCCGGGTGCTTGGCGAACAGGCCTCCGATGCCACCGATGGTCTCGGTGCTCACCGCGTCGGTCGAGCCGTTCCAGGAGTTGGAGATGACCTCCAGCGTCCGGCGCAGGGCGACCCCGTCGTCGGCCCGGTAGATCCGCTCCACCGTGCCGATGCAGTTGTACCGGCGGTGCTTGGCGTCGGCCTTGCCGAAGCCCTGCGCCACCCATCCGAAGTGGGCCGTAATGTCGGCGATGTTCACCGCCCACTCCTCCTTAGCGGTGACTGCCAGGCGGAAGCGGTCCCGGACGTGAACGGCCTTGCGATCGTTGTGCTCCAGGAAGATCGCGGCCTCCTCCGGAAGGGTGAGGCCCTCGTACACCTGGCAGGTCAGCGGCGCCACGGTGGCCTCACCGCAGACGAGCTTGAACGCCTCGTACCGGGTCTGTCCGTCGAGCACGACGAACTCCTCGGCCACATCGACGTCGCCGGGGGAGCCCATGAACAGGGCCTTCCGGTGGCTCACGGCGAGGATGCCGACCATGTCGTCGTTCCAGCGGTCAGCGATCTTCCGGACGCGTACCGGGTCGAGCAGCCGCTGCACCCGGGGGTCGATGGACAGTTGATCGGCGGGGATCTCTTCGATCTTCTTCTCGGTCATGCGTCGTTGTCTCCTGTGCTCTCTTCGATCTTCTTCTCGATCAGGTGGATCAGACGGACCAGGTCGGCCTTGGTCTTCCGGAGGTTGTCCGTGAAGACGTACAGCTCGTCCCGGTCTAGACCTGCGATCAGGTCCTTGTGGGCCTCCCAGTCCTTGTAGATGCCCCGGAGGAAGGTGATCTCCGGGAGGGTCATGTGCCGGGCCATGGTGGTCTGCGGCTTGCGGAGACGGTCCCGTCCGGCCGGGGCCTCCGGCGCCTGGAACCCGGTGGGGACGGAGGCCAGCTTCGGCCGGTCCCGGTCCGGGCGCTCGTCGGGTACGGCGGCGGGGACCTGCTCGATCGGGAGCTGCATGATCTGCGCCTGCTCCTCCTTGGGCTTGCGGACCAGACGGTCGGCGGCCGACAGGGCCAGCTCCCCGTCCTCGACCGCCTGCGCCACCTCGGGCACGCCCAGGCTGCGTACCCGCTTGGCCCGCTCCAGGCCCTTGACGCTGGCGCCGGTGCGCTCGGCGACCTGCTCGCGGGTCAGATGCGCAGACACGCCGGTCGACGCCTCTCCGGTCAGGTAGTCCTGACGCTGCCCCCAGCCCAGCGTCTCCAGAGCCTGCGCGGCCATGGCGATCTGGCTGGGGGTGAGATGACGTCGGGCGGTGTTCTCGTCCCAGACGTAACCGGCTGCGTCGTCGCCGGTGTAGGGCTTCTCCGGGCAGGCGATGCCGAGTTCCTGGCAGGCCCGCTTGCGGTTGCGGCCGTCGAGGATCATGCCCTCGAAGGTCGTGATCGGGTGGATCAGCCCATTGCGGCCGATGCGGTCCTTCAGCTCCTCGAAGGCGTCACCGTCCATCAGGGGGAAGACGTCGGCCAGCGGGTGCGCCTTGAGCCCTCCGTAGCTGCCCTTTGGCATCAGACGCCCTCCTGGTCCAGGGGTGTGCCGTCCTCGGTCACGGTGAGCCCGGGGCCGAACTGCTCGGCCGTGGCCTCGGCATCGTCCCGGCTCTCACCGGAGTAGAGGATGTGGTCGTTGCCCAGGCGGTCCTTGCCGACGACCTGGTAGTTGGGGAACCTCGGGGCGGGGGTGACCTCTTCGGGAGTGGTCATCGGACGGCCCCCTTGGTGTTGCGGTCGAGCCACTCACGCAGGGCCCAGCGCGCAACCGTGGACTTGTCGACGCCCCGGGCTTCCCCGGCGGCCTCGACTTCCTCCTTCATTTCCGGCTCTACCGCCACGGCCATCTGAGCCGTGTAGCGTGCCTTCACTCTGGCTGTCATACTCGAAGGATACCCTAGGTCGTATGGGGTTACACGATCACAGGAGACGCGATGCAGATGAAGATCATGGGGCTCGACCTCTCCATCACCTCGACCGGGGTGTGCCTGCCGGACGGCTCGGTGATCGCCCTCCGGCCGAAGCGCAAGGGTGACGACCGGCTGGGGGAGATACGCGATCACATCCGGCTGGCCGTCCGCACCAGTGGTGCCGACCTGGTGGTGATCGAGTCCATCCAGGGCCGTGGCCTGAAGGGCGACGCAGCGATCATAATCCCCATGCTGCACGGGGTGATCCGGGTCATGCTCCGGGACGAGCAGGTACCGTTCGTCCTCGTCAACCAGAGCACCCTGAAGCGGTACGCCACCGGCAACGGCAACGCGGACAAGACCGCCATGGCGATGGCCGCGTACAAGCGGGCGCGCGTCGACTTCGCCGACGACCGTGGTGGCGACAAGTGCGACGCCTGGTGGCTGTACGCCGCCGGTATGGAGCACACCGAGCAGCTGCTCTTCATCCTCCCGCTGGCCCAGCGCCAGGCTCTGGAGCTTGTGGACTGGTCCCCGGTACCCGTGGCCCCCCGGTTCCGGACAGGCGCTCAGACGGGAATCTAGACCGCCCGGGCCGGAACAACGAAGAGCCCCACTGCCGGAGAGGTAGCAGTGGGGCTCTCGTGCGCCGTGTCCTGCGAGGGGTCAGGACCGGCTGGTCACATCAGAACGGGGGCTCGTCGCCCTCGTCCTTGTTGAACGGGTCCTCGCCACCGAGGAAGCTGTCGGCCTCGGGCTTGTAGTTCGGGTTGTCGGCCGCCGGGGTCCACTTGGCCACGAAGGTGTGGCCGTTGAAGCCGGAGCTGTACTTCTTGGACTTGCCCCGCTTCATCTGGAGCCGGATGCCCTTCTCCAGCGGAGCCAGGCTGCCCTCCGGCTGACCGAGCTTGACGGCGGCCTCCTTGCGGGCCTCCACGATGGCGTCGAGCATGGCGCCGAACACGTACGCCCGGCGGGTGCCGTCGTCGTCGGGGACGGCCTCCTCCTCGTTCTCCCGGCCCTTCCAGGTGATGCCCCAGTGCTCGCTGCCCTCGGGGATCTGGAAGTCCATCAGCACCTGGAGGGACGGCCGGGCGCTCCGCTCGTTCTTGACCTCGGAGTCCTTGACGTGCTTCCGGCCCTCGAACCACATCAGCTCACCGGTGTTGATGTCGGTGCGCTGGACCGGGTCGCCCCACGAGAGCAGGGTGCCGTCGAACTGGGCGCCCACCTTCGGGAACTTGACGGCCACCATGGAGGTGTAGTTGCCGCCTCCGAGGAAGTCGTCTGCTGCGTCGCTGGTGTCGGCGGGCTTGCCGCCGAACGGGTCTACTGCCATGATCTTGGTCTCGCTTCCTGTGAACCTGTAAACGGGTGAACCTGTAAACGGGTGCGGGTCCGCCGCGCAGCTACGACGTTGACCAGGCCCGGACTCGGCTGCCGCCTTCCGGCGGCCCAACTGCTATCCCTTGTCCGGTACCTCCGGCCGGAGCCGGGGTGACCATGTGCCACCAGTGCGCTGACGGGACTCGAACCCGCGACCTCCGAACGACGGGCACTTAGGACCCGAGCGTCCGGCGCTCTTTCCATCTGAGCTACAGCGCGCCACGTTGATCAGCGGATGGTGCTGAGGAACTGCTCCCACGCCACCGGCGTGAAGGCCAGTCCCGGGAGGGTGATGTCCTTGCTGTCGCGGACCAGCACGATACCCCGGCTGGCGACCTCGACGCAGTTCTCGATGGTGGAGTAGCTCGACTTCCGGTACGCGGCTTCGAGACACTCCCCGCCCTCGTTACCGCTGTAGCTGGACGCCTTGAACGCGGCTTCCAGGCAGGTGCCGTTCGCGTCCGAGTGGGTCGACTTGCGGAACGTGTCGTCCATGATCTCTCCTGGTCTCTCGGTGGATGAGCGGGGACGGATGCTTGCTGCTCGATCTTCGGATGGCCCGGAGACCACCTACGCCAGAGCATCCGTCCCTCTCCGCCCCGGTACCTTCGCCCGTCGAGTGAGTCGGGTCCGGGGAGTACCTGTACAGCATACCCCGGTTTAGCTAATTCGAAGCCTTCGCCAGGGTGTCCTGCATCAGCTTGACCAGGGCATTGAGCCGGGTCATGCCGATCTTGGCGACCTCGCCCTTCATCTCCTGGAAGAGGGCCGACGCCTCCGGCCGCGTCGTCACGGACCGGGCGCGATCCTCATACGTGGGCTGCGCCGGGACGGGAGCGGGGGCAGGAGCTGTCGTACGCCCCGGGTTGGCCACCGGTGCCGGGGTGGGCCTGCTCGGCCGGGAGACGGCCGCCTGAGCCTTCTCCATGTCGACCACGGCGAGCAGCGTCTTGATGACCTCCTTGGTCAGCCCGGCGTCCTTGGCCTCCTGCCAGGCCGCGTTGCCCTCCTCCGGCGTTTTGACCGCGCGGAACTTCGCCTCCCACTGCGCCACGGTCGGCGGCCGGGTCACGGACGGGTGGCCCGTGGTCATCTGCGCGGCGGTCGGCCGGTCGAATGCCTCCGGCTCGGCATGCCGGATCGTGGCGGTCTCGTCGGACGTCATGTCCCCCAGCTCCTTGATGATCGCCGCTGCGGCGCCGGTCACGTCGGCCTTCGTCAGGGACAGCAGGGGCTCCGGCATCTTGGGGTCGCGGCCAGACCGGACAGCCGCGCACAGCTTGGCGTCCCGCCATCCGGCGATCAGGTCGGCCGGGACGATGGAGCACCGAGCCTCGCCGTACGGCATGTGCATCACGATGCCGACGTCCTCACGCACGGGCTTGATGCCCTGCTCACTCAGCGGGCTCCATGCCCAGTGCGGCCGGTTCTGGTCGTCGTACACGACCGTGGCCACACCGTGCTCGTTGATGCCGTGAGCGTAGATCGACTCCTGGATCTGAATCTCCTGCCAGGCGTAGTCGAGCATGGCGCCGGACTTGACGTCGCCGATGACGTAGTCCCCGGCGTGGATCTGCACCCGGCGCCCCTCCAGGACGGTCTCCGGCTGGTCGCGGATGCACTCCAGCACCCGGTCGAACGTGCCGACGATGCCCTTGGCAAGCTCCAGCGTCAGCACGGACCGCTCAATGAGGTGCGGGACGGGACGGAACCCGGCGGCCTCCAGTGCGGCCAGGTAGACGGCGACGTCGGGCCGGTACTCGTCGGGGACGTCCTTGACAGTCTTGCGGCCGGACTCGACCTCTTCGGTGTGCTTGTGGAGCTGGGTGCCCTTCTTGGCGCGGTCCTTGGATCCGGCGGCCAGCTTGGCCTGCTCCACGATGGAGTTGAGATCGTCCCGGCGCTCGCGGGCGACCTCGTACGCCACGCCGCCCTTGAGGATCCGCTTGACGTTCTCCATCAGGTCGGGGCGCCGGGCCAGCCCGAGAGCCGCCATCCGGCTCTTCCACTGGTCCAGGGCGATCGAGTCGGCGATGGTCTCGGCGAAGGTCGTCGTCCGGGTCCACTTGGTCTTCTTGCCGGTGATGGGGTGGGGGCCCTCGTACCGGCCGTTCTTGACCGGCAGCTGGAGAGAGATGTGCTTCGGCCGCTCGGCCACGGCGGCGCGGGCCTCCGCGTCGGACTCGATCTCGTCCCCGCAGCAGTCCTGAGCCTCCCAGCCGCCATCTCCATCGGCCCGGATGACGTCCCCGGAGAGGAAGGAGGTGTAGCAGCCGGAGCAGTCCCCGTCGTAGGCGGAGTCGAACCACGGGCCCTTGCCGCCCTGCTCGGGCTCGGGGGTGGGGCTGCCCCCACCGAGGAAGTCGTCGGCTGCGGAGCGGGGGATCACGGTCACCGTGGCACCGGCGCGGGCGGCCGTGCTCGGGTCGTCCGGCTCCTCCATGCCGCACACACAGAAGCTGCCGGAGTGGCCCTTGCCGTCGTCCCCGTACTCGAAGTCGTGGACGTGCTCCGGACCGTACAGGCTGTTCAGCTCAGCAGCCGCAGCCCGGGACCGGCCGTACTCCGCCTCGACCTCCTGCTCCAGGACCGGGCTGATGCCCTCGACCCCCAGCGGCCAGTCGGAGCCCCCGGGGCAGTTGGCCCGGCCGGACCGGTCCAGGTGGGTGCGGATCCGCTGGTTGGCGGTCAGCGGGTAGGGCATGCGGCACTCCTTGCAGAGCGCTCCTCCACCGTGGTGCTCGCCACCGGGCTCCCCCTCGTACGCACCCTTCGGGTGGCCGCCGGAGCCCGGGCACATCGGGTTCTCCGGAGTGATCTTCTTCCCGTTGGCGGCATGGGCCCGCAGCACGCCTCCGGCGACCAGACTCACGTCAGTCCGGGGGCACAGCGGGCAGGCCGCCTTCTTGGTCTCAGGCATTCGTAAGCTCCTCGATCTGTACGGGCGGGAGGTCCCAGCACGGGTGGTCTCCCACTGCGGCAGCGGTCAGCGACCACTGGGTGAAGCGGTACGGCTGCCCGGGGCCGGTCTCCCATGAGCCGTAGCTCAGGTCGATCTCCAGCCACGCCTGGCCCAGGGCCAGCCGCTCGACGTAGGGGGCGGCCTCGATGCCGGTGAACATCCGGCCGAATACGATCAGCCGACGGTCCACGACGGCGGCCGACTCGATCACGCCGATCTGCGGCCGGTGGAAGCCGTTGCCCTCCCACCGCCCGAACACCGGCAGGGGGTACGGGCGGTGGTCCAGGACGTCCTGATCCTCCAGCACCCGGCCATCGTTGGTCGGCACGCCGATGCGGCCGACGATGGCGATGAAGACGATCCGTTTCACTACGCCTCGTCTTCCATGCGGCTGAAGATCCAGTCGTTGCCACCGGCGACGACGCGGTACCGGCCGACCGGCCCGAGAGGGTGGTCCTGGCCCTCCAGGTAGGTGTGCAGAGCGCACCCGAACAGCGTGCCGTCGAGCCGCTCGATCAGCGGGTGCTGGATGCTGAAGGCGTCCGGGTCGAGCTGCACGAGGTGGGCGGTCTCACCGGCCCGGTCGAGCAGCACGGCGGGAGCCTCCGGCCAGGGGCAGTCCATCTGGACGCACACCAGGCGGCCACCGGTGGACACCTGGACGGTCGGGTTGCCGCAGGCCGGGCAGTACCCGGCGACGTCGCGGTCGTGGACGCTGCGCCGGGGGGTGGTGGCCTTCTTCTTCGCGGGGGTCATGTCTGGATGCTCCTCATCCTCGGGTCGAGCCTGCGGGTGGCGAAGACGATACCGATCGCGTCGGACACTTCGCCCTTGGTAGCGGGGCCGTCGATGGTGATGCCGATCGACCGGGCCTTGCTGATCTGGAGGGGGCTGGCGGGCTCCTTGCGCCACCGCTTCTTCTTCATCGTCAGGACGCCCGCCCCGGCCTCCGTCTCCGCCCACGCCATGGCCATGCCGAGGGGGAGGGTGCGGTGCAGAACCTGCCAGGCGGTGCCGTTGGCCGGGGCGAAGCCAACTGCCCAGGTGCCCTCGCGGTCCGGCCAGATGAAGACCTCTCCGTCCCCCCGGCCGATGAACATCACCCCACCGCGCGTGCGCAGCCAGGAGACCCCAGAGGCCGCGAACAGGTCGACGTCCCGGTACTTGAGGTCGAACAGCAGGTGGTCGGCGGACAGGGTCGTCTCGTCCCGCTCCTGCTGGCGGACGTACGCCTGCGACAGGGACTCGCCGGGCTCCGGCTCCACGTGCAGGCCGGGCTCCAGATCCACCAGCGTGCTGATCACACCGCCCTGGCCGACGACGTTGAGCACGAGAGCGTCGGCCTTGCCGGGCCAGGTGCGCAGCACCCGGCCGACCATCTGGATGTACAGCGGGGCGCTCTTGGTCGGCCGGGCGATGACCGCGCAGTCCGCCCATGGGAAGTCGGCTCCCTCGGTCAGCACCATGCAGTTGACGATGGCCTGGTACTCGCCGGTGCGGAACCGCTCGTAGATCAGCCGTCGCTCCTCCCGGGTGGTGTTGCCCTCGACCACGTCGCAGGTGATGCCGATGCGGTCCAGCTCGGCCGCCGTCAGGTAGGCGGTCGCCACGTCGGGGGTGAAGACGATATGCCGCCGATCGGCGGCGTGCTGGTGGATGGCGAAGGCGATGGCGTGAGGGCCGTCGACCGCCATCAGGGCGTCCCCGAGGGACTTGGCCTGGTAGTCGCCCCCGGACGTCTTTACGGCGCTCAGATCCAGCTCCAGGTCCACCGTGCGGGCGGACACGTCGGTCAGGAAGCCGTTGGCGATCATCCACAGGGTGGTCTTGGTGTAGACGACGTCGTCCCACACGTCACCGAGGCCCACCTCGTCACCCCGGGCCAGGGTGGCGGTGAAGCCCACGGCCCGGGTTCCGCCCCACTCGTCGTCGTCCATCCAGTCGAAGCAGCCGAGGGACGTCATGATCTTCATGTAGCTCGGGGCGGCGGCATGGTGGCACTCGTCCACGATGACCAGGCCGATCCCGGGGCCACCGGTCTGGGACCGGACCAGGGCGGCCAGCCGGTTCTCCCGGGCGAGGGTCTGCACCGATGCCACGATCACATCGGCGTCGACCTCGTTGTCGGCCGCCTTGACCTTGCCGATCTCCAGATCGGGGGCGATCGTCCGCAGCTTGGCGATGGCCTGGTCGGCCAGTTCGTCCCGGTGGACGAGGACGACCACCCGGTGCGGGTCGCCCATCATCCGGTGGACCTGGACGAAGTCCCGGATCAGCGAGGCGAAGATCACTGTCTTCCCGGCACCGGTGGGCAGCACGACCGCCGGGCGCTGCATGCCCGACGGCCACGCCCCCCAGACCGCGCTGATGCACTCGGTCTGGTACGGCCGGAGGGTGATCTCCTCGTGCCTGATCATCAGCTCTCCTCCATCCCGAGCAGGTCCATCACGTCGACCGGCGGCGCCTCATGCTCCGGCCGGGCCCCGAACCTGAGCCACCGCCACTGCACCGGGAGCCACGCCAGCCTGAGGTCCATAGCGACCAGGGCCCGGTGCTGACCGTCGTCCATCAGGACGGCCGGACTGTCAGGAGCCAGGGCCAGCCGGAGCGGCGTACGGACGCCCTGGAGCCCGATCACCCGGCGCAGGTCGTCCAGCCGCTCCCGCTCGGTGTCGTTCCGCACGGAGTCCCGGCGGCACTCGTCCCAGGTGGCGTACCGGCCGGGGGACACCAGGCCCGAGGTCAGTGACGTGAGCGGCAGACGGCCGGTCCAGATCATCAGCCCTCCTCAGGCAGGGTCAGATCCACGATCATGGGCTTGGCGATGATCTCGGGACGGTTGGTCCGCAGGGACTTGACCTCATCGAAGTTGAGTCCCCGGCGGCGCCCCGTCGCGGCGTACAGCCCGTCGGTCTCCCGCTCCAGCTCCTCCGCCAGACGGCAATCGATGATCTCCATCCACTTCACCGCGACGGCGGCCACCTGACCCAGCTCCCGACGGAGCTGCTCGGGGTCACCATGGACGGCCTGCGCCAGGGCCTCGAACACCTCCTCCAGGAGCACGACGGTCATGTTGCGGGGGTCGCCCCGGCCAGCCTTCCATTCGTCCTTCAGGTGGTCGCACCGGGCCTTGAGCATGATCTCCAGCACGGCATAGCTCCGGCCGAGGATCAGGGTGCCGTCGTCCGTGCCGTCGTTGTCGGCGAGGTGCTGGCGGCCCCACAGCTCCACCTGGCGCTCGCGCTCGGCCGCGACCTCGCTCAGGATCATGTCGGTGTGCGCACTCATCAGACCCTCCCCATCCGGAGCAGCTCGCGCCAGCAGGTTCCGCAGTACCACATACCGGCCAGCCGGTAGCGGTCGGACTTCAGGGCCACGCCCTGGCAGCGCTGGCAGGTGGCCGGAGCGCGCACCGCACGGACCCGGTTGACGACGGTGTAGCCGGTGGCGAAGCCGATCGCTGCTGCGATGAAGCACGCCACCAGAACGATCACCATGCCCGGCCTTCCGTGAAGCCGGTGCACAGGGCACGCAGCTCGTCCTCGCAGGGGGTGCAGAGCAGGGTGTGGGGCTTGCCGGTCCACAGGGCCTGGCGGAAGGTCCAGTCGTTGCAGCTGGCGCAACGGGGGCCCCGGGCGGCGACGGCGGCGAGCGTCGCGGGCCAGTTGGTGCTCTGGACCGACGGGACGGTCTGGCCGTCGTGGCTGTGGATGCGCAGGCACCGCAGGACGTCGTGCTCGGAGGCGTCCTCGCTGTCGCAGCCGTACTCGTTCAGCGCGGTGGCGTAGGCGAACTCTCCGGGGGTCACCGGGACCACGGCCGGGGACAGGTGCACGGGCGGTCAGGCCACGTGCAGACGGGCTGGTTGCTGATCATGATCTCCCTCTCTCCTGGTTTCCGTTGTGCCCTACGATGATACCCCGCGCTTACCC